CCGACATTCTCCGACGTCAGGTCCGGCACGGACACGGTCTTGTCCAATCGTGCAATCGGAAACAGGCCGCCCTCGGTGAACGGATCGACGGCCCACCCCGACGACGAGGGCTCTGGCGTTGGCTCTGGCTCGGGGGTGGGTTCTGGCGCGGGCTCCTCCGCACTGATCAACTCGTCCACGCCGGCGCGCGTGACACCCAGGTGGTCGAGCGTCGCCCGCGCCTCGTCGACCTGGTTCTCGGTCCGCGCTATGGCCCAGTCGAGCCGCTGCCTGATCTGTTTGAGAGAGAGGGTCATGGTCTATCTCCTGGTCGGTCCTACGTGACGAGTCGACCTCACGTGAGTAACACCCACGCGACCGTAACGGCCGCAGGCACAGCCCACTCCACATGCTTGTTCAGCTCCCCGGCTAGGAACCAACCCCTCAAGAACGACCAGCCCCGTGCCTTCTGGATCTGCGTCACCTCGCGCAGGTACAGCCCGAACACCACGGCTACTATGATAGCCAAGTCGACGGACAGTGCGACGAGACCGGTCAGTATCTCCAACAGGGCGATTGCGGCCAGCGTGTGGAGTAATATGTCGCGGACCTGTTCCGGTATGGCGGTCCACAGTCTGTCTAGGCGTCCCAACATGTCGTCCTCCTTCTGCGTCCTCTCAATACAACCCTATCACACCCGCGCAGACTACGCACTCATAGAGAGACCTTATGAGTCTCTCGTGTACCGAGGCAGACTCTCGGAGTAGAACCTCGAGGGCGAGGTCTCTCTCGGGACCGCCCGCGGGAACCTCGGACTCCCGTCACCATTCTGGCCTATACACCACAGTCGTACCCCGTGTCTCTCTGCCGTCTCGGCCACGGACCTGGCCCTACCTGGCCTGATCCTCTCGGCGTTCTTCCCCCAGGCCACCAGTACGTCGTCGACGCGGGAGAACATGTAGCTCAGGGCGACGTCGTTACCCGATCCGACCGGATCGTCAAGCCCGACCAGTCCGTCTGGGTAGGTGCCCCTGTAGGCAAACAGATTACAGGGCCACCACCCACCGTAACCCCACCTGTCCGCGAAGCCCATCATGACCCGCGTCGTGGGGTCGTCCCTCACGGCATCCGCCGTACTCGGGTTCAGGAGTATACCACCGAGAACGGGGCGGTCCCACGACCAGCGCCGGTACAGATGGTACCTGTACAGCCCGCAGTCCGAGAAGGTAGCCCTGCGCACGACGTATGCAGTCAACTGCACCGCCTACGCCCTGTAGAGACCCTCAAGGGTCCCATCACTACTCTCCTGGTCGCCTAGATAGTGTCTGTACAACGGCCCCTCGTCGCACGGTACGAACAACTCTCCCCTCTCATCCTTCTAAACCGTCTTCGGACCTGCCTCCATGCATGCGAAGCCCATGTCGGCCACCAGCACATCACCCTCTCGTACGTCCTCTAACCTCACGACAGACCCGTTGACCACGATCTCTCTCCTCAGTGTCTCAGGAAGGTCACCTCGTCAGTCGAGTTCCAGCAGAACCCACAGGTCGCGCAGCACTCGGTTCCGCCCGTCTGCGCGGGACACACGACACCCCCGGCCTCCTGGACCGTATCCACCACAGTAGCCCCGTACGCTCCCTGGACGCCAGAGAAGCGTAGAACGCAGCGACCTTCATGCAGGGTGTTAAGCTTGACCACCTCGCGCCCTATCGGACTCCCGGGCTCCCACGCGGTGTACCCGAACACCCTCAGACCCGGATTCATGTCGAGGAGTAGGCCCCAGTGCACGACGTACTCCGGCGCGTAGAAGTCTCCCAGGACGTGAAGCCTCACGACGACCCCTCCGTACCGACCGCACAGCTCAGACACCTCGTACTCGAGTTGCTCCTCTAGGTCTGGGCCGTGTCGATAGCGATGTGCCCAATGCATCTTGTTGCCGTAGCAGTCGAGCCACAGAGCACAACTACGCGGACAGGTCGCGCGTTCCTCGAGCGTCAGCGTGTATATCCTGAGTCCCTTCCAGGGTCCCTTCCGAACGACCGATCCAATCTTCTTGGAGTTGAAGCCTCTTTTAAGTACTCGTCCGTCGGGTTCCCGCACAGTGGCCGGGTAGCGCGTCGTACCCGCAACCGCCGCAGGATGACACGGAGACAGAGACCAGGTCGCGCTGTCGAGCGTCTCCTCGTGACGGCGCAGGCGCACTACAGCCCCCTCACACGCGCCGTGATATATTTACGAGCATAGTACTCGACCACCTCGCTCACGGCCTTCATGAGGCGACCCAGACCGTCCCTCCTCCGGAATACCAACTGACCGTCACCCGCGTAGACCACGGCCACGCACAGCACCTCGTTGAACATGACCGACACCCTCTGCCTCTCGTGTCTGATCTCCGAGGCATCGTTGGAAATCGACCACCTCCAGGGTCGCGCCGACATAGACGCCACCAGGTAGTCGAGGCACTCGTCCTTCGAGAGCAGTTGCTCGTCCATCACACGAACATTATCCTCATTGAAGGTACCTGTCCACACTCCTCAACACAGTGGACTACCTGACGAGCTCAACACCGAGTCGTACGGCTGCCAGGTCCAGCGCCCTGTCCGCGGTGGTGACTGCACCCAGTGCCCGCGCCGCCTCTGCGTACACGCTCAGGGGGTAATGGGCCTCGAAGTAGAGGTCGCGCTCGACGCCGAGACCCATAGCGCCCCTGCCGCCCGCCAGCTCGATGAGAGACACGCTACCCATCTCCGGGAAGCCGAAACCCAGGTCGCACAAACCGAAGGCTACGCTCGTGTCCCTCGGGTCTACCATCGAGAGCAGCCAGGTCGCGCCCGACCCAGGCATGAACAACTTCACCACGGGCGAGTGGTCGACGTCGGGGCGACGCCCGTTCTCGACTAACCGATCTCTCTGGGAGTCCGTCATCAGTCTCATGTCTGTCCCTCCTCGTAGGAATACGTCCGGTGCGGTAGAGCTTGCACTTCGGTCTTCAGGTCGGTCACATGTCCGAGCGTCACGAGCAGGACCGCGAACTCCTCCTCGCTGTAGTCAGGCTCGTCCTTCACGACCGTACGCAGAGCCTCCTTCCAGGCGTCCCTCGGGCCGTCCGCCCAGACCCAGGCCAGATACGTCTTCAGCTCCGTCGGGTCGGGATACATCAACAGTACGCTGTAGGGTCTCACAGGTCGCTCTCCTCTCTCGATCTTCTCCTCGTCGGGTCTCTCGTCGAGGTCGACCAGCTTCGTCGCGACCTCGCTCCCGCAGTTCGAACACCTGTACACGAAGTTGGTGCGCACCTCTCCCGGACCCGCGTTCATGCCCCTCCTCCGCGTCTCACGATTCGTCGCTCGTACCCGAGACCTCGCAGGACGAAGTCGAGCGTCACATTCTGGGGCCGTCGCGTCGCGCCGTTTATCCATCGTCTCAGCGTCGTCGTCGACACCCCTCCAGACTTCCTCGAGATGGCCTCTAGAGACATGCCGGACTCCTCGATCAAGGCCACAACCTCGTCACGTACCGGGTCGTGCTCCAGCCACCTGTAGGCCGACACGCTCTTCAGGTCGGCCCGTTCGTAGCGACCCCCACCGAGTGCGGTCGGCCTCTGCGTCTTCGTTCTCATGTCTCACCCTCCTTGGTGACGTGTAATGGTAGGTCCGTGTGTCGTATCGTAGTCCAGTCCTTCGGGTTAATGTTGTAGACGTACTAGACGGAGACCTGCAGTCAACTGCACGCCTCCGTCGACACCTCTACTCCTTCCCGATCTCGAGACAGGCCATGTATACGCTGGCGGAGAAGTTCTCCACCTCGCGCGCCTTGTTTCTCTCCGTCGCGTAGCGAGGGCGATTATAGGCGTCCTGAACGATGGCGATACTCATCCTCGTTAATGCGTCGTTCGCGTCTGCCGACCTGAACACCTCGACGAGCTTGGACGGCGACGCGCCGTTCTGCCGCGCCCGCATGATATCCGCAGCCAGCTTCTCGTAGGAGGCACAGGCGAGTTGCTTCTCCTCGTCGTCCTGCGCCGATACCGACGACCCCATCGCCAGAACCGCGGCGACGATTACCAGTGTCACGTACCTCATGTCGTCACTCCTCACATGTGACGAGGCCTGCCCGCTCAGCCTCGTCGTTGTAGACAGCTCCCTCGAAGTCGCAGGCCGGGAGCGCGAGTCCCTCGGAGACCAACGCGGCCCCGAGGTCAGTCGTCTCGACGACGTCGCACCGCGCCACCACGCGGCCCCACGACGCGCCCTTCACGTCACACCGTACAGTCTTCTCGAGGACCAGGTCTTCCGTCGCCCTGGTCGCCTCGTCGAAGCCGCGACTACCTCTCTCCGGCGTGTTGACGGCCCACAGACGCACCCGTACCTCGTCCCCGGCGGGGGTGATCACGTCGAGTGTGTCTCCGTCGACCACGTTCGTCACCGTGCCGATCAGGCAGCACGCTGCCAGTACCTCACCGATCATCGCTCATCCTCCTCGAGAGTGCGGCACGGACCATAACTCGTACCGACTCCGCCAGTTGCCGCAGGGACAGGTCGACCTGGAATTCTCCGGCGTACCGCTCGATGTCACACAGACTCCTGCGGAGGGTCCGCACCTCCTCCCTCAGACCGTCTACGAGGTCCTCGCGCACGTACTTGACGTCGCTGTCAAAGATGCGGTGCCAGCACCACGTGACCTCGCTCGCTACGACGTCTACGGGCCGGTCGTCCAGGCCGGGGTCGTCTTCGCCGTATAATTGCAGCCACACTTCGTCCGGTGCACCTCTCTCGTCGGTCTCGATCTCGTCCACGGTAACACCCTCCTATACGATCTAAACACTCTAGACGAATACACTCGCATATTACGGTACTCTCTGGATTGTCGGTTCGTTCAAAACCAACGGTACTCTCTTATCTTTCGACTCGCTTCCGGCTTACGGTACCCTCATGGAGCGTGGCTCACTCCGGCGGCGCGATGTAGTGCGCGTGACCGAGTAACTCGACCGCGAACGGCTTCGGAGGCTCCTTGCCGAGGTACTCCCTGTACATCACCTCGTGTAGGTGAGACAGGTAGATCTTCGTCGCCCAGCGCATCGCCCGCAGGTCCAGTCTGCCCGGTGGTAGTCTCCCGGCCTCGTAGCACCTGCGCGTAGCAACGTCTCTGATATCGCGCGTCTCAAGGGTCTCCCTGGCCGTCGCGGCGTTACCCCCGGACTCATCACGCTCCACCTCGTACCGCTTCCGCTCCACGTACAGTCGACCGTAGAAGCAGCCGTCCCTGTTGTGGTTCTTCTTGAAGCTGTCACCGATCTTCCAGCAGACTACCTTGAGGTCAGCGTTCCACGGCCTCCTCTTACCCCTACCCCACACGGATGTCGGGTCGAGTCCCGCGAACCTCCACACGGCCCCGGCCGTGGCAGCACGGTTCACGTCTATGTGCGCGAGCGTACCCGCGGCGAGTACAGGTCCGATCCCGACCTGCCGGAGCTGCCACCTGCCGACGGGGTCGTCGGCCACCCAGGCATGCAGGAAGTGCCTTATGGACCGCTCGACGACCCCAGCCTGCTCAACCATGTACTCGGCCAGTGGGTTGCCCCCCTCGCTGCTGCGGGCCTGGTTCGCGGCCATCTTCCGTATGTCCTGTAGCTGGTAGTATTGCTTGACCGCGGCCCTCACGTCGCCGTGGTTCAGCTCCATCGACTCCATCAGTGCCCTCGCAGCCCTCGGCGTCAGGCGTCTCACGTCCTCGAGCGCGTCGTCAGGCTCTACGCGTGTCTTATTCATACGTCGTCCTCCCTCTCGAAGTCGGACAGTCTACCGACGTAGTCGCAGGCCTCGCTGCTACAGATCGCCGCGGCGTCCGTACGTAGCTGGTCAGCGTTCTCCACGCCGTACGTCTCATCCACGGGCTCGAGCCGGCCGTCCGAGGTGAGCCTCATAACGACCGGCACCTCGCACCGCATGTCCGTGTCGCCGCATCGGGGGCACTCATACCTGATCCCTTCCATCTCGACCTCCTAGATCTTGGACCTCAGTTCCTGCAGGTCGGACACCATGTCGTCGACGTACGTGCGGACCTTGAATGACCTGACGGGGTCGTTAGATGTGGTCACCAGAAGTCCCTTAAGACGCGTAGAGGTCTCGTTGGAGACCTGTTCCAGAGTGTTTATGAGTGTAGGTAGTTCCATGTGACCCTCCTTGGTCTTTTGACTGTATCTAATCTAGCACTAGATACGGCCAGAGACAATATTTATTGTCTTGTACCTCACGCCCTCTGATACGCCTCGATCGCCGCTTCGACGACGAGTTGATTCGTGTACACCCTCTTACCCTCGCGTCCGGAGTTCGGGTCCCACGACCTCTCGCCGTCCCAGTACACCGCGTGCGTAGCCGGACGCTCGCCACAGGCGTTCAGACTCGGCACAGTGACTACGGCCGGCCTGTCCCAGTCTATCCGCGATCCGTCCACGAACTCGACGTCAACCCTGTAAAGCGAGGCTATCGCCCGCTCTCGATCGTTTGTCAGCCCGGCCCACACGAGCTCGTAACCGGCACAGTGCTTGGCAACGTCCTCGTACTCCAGACCCAGGAACATGGCCAGGCAGCACACCGCGCAGTCCGCGTCGAACCTCTGTCGCATCAGCATGATCACCTCGCCCTCCTGTACCGTCTCGGCTCTCCGTCCTTCGGGAGCGCCAGGCGCGAGCCGTCCGCGAGTGCCACCCCCAACACAGACCGCGTCACCGAGCACACCGTGGCCGGTACCCACACCCTCCGGGTCTCCACGAGTGCGTCGCCGCGGGCGTGTTTGCTGCGGGTCGGGAACGCATGCTCAATGCGCAGTACATCGACAGGGTCACCCATCCTCAACTTTTCGTCGGTCATCGACCTCATTCCTCTCTGTCAGTGCAGTCAACTGCACGCCTCCGCCTCGAGCTCAGCACCGCGTTTATCGCCTCCCAGCCCCCCACACCGACCACGAGGACCCAGAACAACGCTGATAGCATGGCGAGAAGCCCCACACTGGTCATCAGGTACGCTAGCGCCGTCATGACGCCCCACATACCGGCAGATAACCCGAGGACCCACGCGAGAGCCCTGCGGACAGGCAGCTCCCTAGCCTCCTGTACGTGAGGTGTGTCGTCGGACACGATCCTGTGTCTGGTCATCTTCCTTCTTCTCGTCTGTCGAGAGCGGGAACAGGCCCTCAGCAGTAGGCGCAGACCCACGGTTCAAGCGAACGACGTCGTCGACGGTACCAGCGTTCGCTCCAGGCTCGGCACCTACCCCTTTCCTAGCTCTCGCCTTCGTACTCGGGTTAGCGGTCCAAACGGTGTCTCATCACCTCCCGCGGCCGCCGTCGACGCCCTACACTTCCCGCCCGCTCTCGGGTGGACTGTACAGGTCGCCATCGCTTCCACTGTCTAAAGGCCCAGCTACTTCACGACGCATGTTAGTTTAATCGCCTATACAGCCCACCGGAAAGCGGCACTAGATCCCCGCTCCACGCAGGTCTTCGAGCAGCGCATACATCTTGGTCCACCAAGCGTCTCGATTTTTGCGGTAATCAACCACCGATCTATCGAGATACTGATATTCGTCATCAACCAAATACAAGCACCGCGCCGCTCGTAGTACATTGCCAGTACGCAACGAATCGAGGGCCTTCACTTTAGAAAAGTCAGATCTATCGACTGCGTCAAGCCTACGTTTGCCCAAGCCAACGGCCACTACCGCGCCGCCTACGCAGACGGTACAGGTATCGCCACGCTGTCTGAGATACCATGACATATCTACATCGAAACCAGGTGTCTCTTCCACGAAACGCAGGTCGAGCAAGGCGACTTCTAAGAGTTCGTGAAGACTGTCCGGAAGCTGATCGAGATGGCCCGGGAAGATTTTGGGCTCAGTTTGGGGGTCAAAAGGCATCGGTCATCTCCTACGTTGCCAGCGCCGTTACCCGCTCACTCAGCGGGCTTTCCTTGCCTGCGAGGATGTCCTGCCAAGTGACTCGCCCGGAACGGCGGAAGTGTCCGTGCCACGGTCGGCTATTTAACTGCTCCGCTTCGAGAGGATGATACGGCTCGCCTCCATCAAGCAACCATGCAATTCTATCCGCGGCCTGTTCAGGCGACGGTTCGGTATACGCCCATCCTGCCGCGAATAAAAACGCGTATTCATCCGTCTTGCGATAAATACCAAACACACGTCCTGAGTAAATAGACCAGGGTTCGCGCCGCTTTCCTGGTATTCCTGTTGCGTCCGGCCCATGTCCGAGTGCACAACCGACTGTTCCACACTCTGCTTCGACAGGGTCGAACACTTCATAAAGCGCCATACAGGTTACCTGCATATCGAACTGCATTCGTGTTTTCCCCGCAGCTAGGTATGCTGCGAGCAGCTCAAGATTTTCTCGTTGGTGTTCTGTAGGCGCCATAACTCTCTCCTTTCAGGTTAGCAGAATTGCGCCGACCACCGCTAAGACTGCCAGCGCGATAAAGACCAGCGCAAGCCAGCCTGTTTCGATGCGGTCGCGCTCTCGATCGAGGGGTAAGGGCGGCCGATCTTCACGCCGGCGTACGATCCGCCGCGGATCGTATGTGCGGTCGAAATGCGGATCATAAGGATCATAGCCGGTCATCAGACGACTCCTTTCCCATTGCAGCGAACATACTTACGCAGCCGCAAGCTGACCGTAACAGTACCTGTTCCCCAACAACTTGGGCACACATCATCGGTTTCCAGCAATAACGGCGCCAATGCAGCGGCCAGGAAGCCTACGCCGACGATGCCGACTACGATCCAGCCTATGATGATCATGGTCCCACCCTCGTATCTTCGCTCGACATCATGTAGGCACCGTCATTACACGGTACCCCTTCGTCGGATGATACCACAGCTCACGCACCGAGTGCTCCGTTCGCTTCCCCTCGAGCAGCGTCACGGTGTTCCGCCAAGGCGTACCCTTGGGTCCACGCACGCGCCTCCTCCGCGATCGTTCCAGGGTACTCTCTACCAGCGCCGCAGCACGTCTCTCGTCGTTCTTCTTCTCCCTGCGCACCGCGGGGTGACTCGGATCCCTGTCGTACACGCTCACCTCTCGTCTCCTCTCAGCGTCTCACGCACCTCGCGCCGGAAGGCCTCGACGACCTCTCCGTGGTGCCGCTCGACCCGGTCGTGCCCTCGCCACTCGGCATCCGTCTGGAGGTGCGCCGAGTTCACGGCAGTCAAAGCCTCACGCAGTAGACGTCGGAGCCTCACGTTCTCCCCCTCTATCCTCCGTATGTGCGCAGCGGCCTCTATCTGGATCGGCGGCACGAAATCCGACGAGGCGAAGCTCCTCTCTCCGAACGGACCCAAGGAGTACGTCCCCTCGAGACGGTCGACTATGCGGTCGTCACGGTCGTCGCCCATCACCACACACCCAGGACCAGCAGTACAACTACCGTCAGGGCGAAGCCGACGGCGACGCCACGCAGTACGTCGCGTGCGTACTCAGGGTCGTCTCTCATCTTCGACCACATATTCCTCACATTCATATCTACCCTCTCTGCCTCACACGCTCCAGCTCGGCGATGTACTCCCTGAGCTGACCTACGTGTCCCTCGAACGTGTACGGCACGTCGGGCTCGCCGTTCTTCTTGATGTACCACACCCTCCGCAAGACCGGTCCTCTTACGTCCTCTCCAGAACCGCATCAGAGTACCCCCGTCAGCTTCAGGCACGCGACCAGGACGCCGGCGAGGACACACCCCGCCAGGAACCCGACGATCCTCGCCTCGAGCCTCCTGCGCTCGGAGTAGGTGAACGTCTCGAAGTCGGCGATGTCCGACGCCACGCCCGAGTTCTCCAGTGTTATCAGGTCTCGCGCAGTCATGTCCGTAACCCTCCTTGGTTTTAGACCTCGATCATGTCGTTAGTCTACACCGTAATATTCACGTTGTAAAGTAGTTTACGCGCTCTAAAACCACGCAGCAGCACGTCGCGTAGCACCCAACGTCTCCTCGACGATCTCCATCGCGTAACGCGTCGTGACGCCTTCCTGTCCGAAACTACGCTCGAGCTCCCTCGCTCGGTCACGCATTTCTGTACGGTACCCGTCACCATACATGTCCCAGTCTCGTCCACCGAACGTGCCACACGCCCGCACGATACCTGCGAGCTCTTCCGCCTCGCGAATCACCTTGTCGTCCGGGTGCTCGCAGGCGTAGTCAACGGCCGCGCGAAGCAAACTCCGTCCTTCTGCCGTCAGCTCAGAGGAATCACCACCGAACACAACCATCTCCAGAATCTCGTTAGCTGCCGACGTCGCGTTCATCGTCTCTCTCCAGCCCCTGGTCTGCGTCGAAGCGCCCGCTGGTAGCCGATCCCACCGTGACGCCCCGACGCCGATCACATTGCCCGCAGGCCGGAGGCGTTGCCATAGCGGATACCATCGCGCGCATGCGTCGCATCTCGGCACGCTCGATATCGGCCAGCGCTTGCTCGCGGGTCCTGGCGGTGCGATTGAGATAAGGACTGGTCATTGCTCGTCTCCCTCTACATTTATCAACCGCTCCAGCAGGCCACACGGATCAAATAGCTCCCATGTGGCGGCCTTTGCAGCGTCCCTGGCGGCCCATTCGGCGGCTCGTGCGGCCCATTCGGCGGCGGCCCCGGCGGCATCCCTGTCGGCGGGCCTTGCGACGGCCCATTCGGCGGTCCATTCGGCCTCTGCGGCGGCCCTGGCGGTGTCACTGGCGGCGACCACTGTGGCCCCGGCGGTCCATTCGGCGGCCCCGGCGGCGTTTGCGGCCCTGGCGGCGTTTGCGGCCCTGGCGGCGGTCTCTGCGGCGGCCTCTGTACGCTGAATACACATCTCCCGCCACGCGTCGCCGAACCCGTATCGATCCGCTATCGGCTGGACACTCGGCAAAACCACGGACCACATCCAATCAAGGATAATGTCGAGCCGTTGCCGTTCGTGGTCACAGCCGGTGCCGGCGGCGAGCGGCAGGAGGGATTTCCAGCGGTCACTGTTGCGCATGCCGTCCGGCATGGCGTCCTGGACTACGATGATCCACTGGCCGATCACCTCGGACATGCACTCCGGGATATCGTCCGTAAGCTCGCCGGTCAGAGCGAGATTAATGGCAGCGATCGAGCACGCCTCCTCCTCGGTGTCCATACCAGCAGAGATGTGGTGGTCTTTGAAGTAGGCCGCTATGGCGTCATGCTGAGCTTGTGTGATGGTGGTCATGATTTTCTCTCCTGCTTGAGTGACGCCCCGACCAGAGCCTGGGCGCTGCGCTGGGATCAGTCAGTCAGCAGCCACTCAGGAAATGTGGCCCGAGCTGCTGCAAATCCAGAGATCAAATCGGCGCGGCGCACAGGTTCGTTGCCCGTGTCGGGCGCGTCGGGATCGGCTGGCGAAAACCACTCGCGCATCGTCTCGTCCGCCAGTTCTCCATCAGAGTTATCGGCCAATATCGTGCGGATTTCATCGCGGCTATTGAGCCCACCAGCGCTCAGAAACTCCTGTGCAATCGCCTCGGCGCGATCTTTGTGTGTGCGGAACAGCGTTGCGTTAAATTCGACGGTCATCGTCTCTCTCCTACCCTCCTTGGCTCTGGGATGTGTGTTTGTGTTCATAGTCTTAACATAGGAGGTAGGATGTAGTTTGTCAAGTAGGTTCGTGCAGTTTATCACAGAGGTCTGACCCTGTAGGCCGCCTACAGGGTCTTGTGCCATCCCCCGACGAGCCTCGACTGACTGAACACCGCTACCACCGAGTCACCGCCTCAGTCTTCGGCCTCGCCGTTGCCCTCGCGCTCCCTCAGGTGCTCGACCAGCACGTCGTCGTAGTCCGCCTCGTAGTCGTCGACCAGGGTGTTCAGGCGGTCGAACAGGTCCGCCCTCACGGTGACGACCTCGTCCGACTGGGCGGGCGTCTTCCTGACGGCCCTGCCGACGGCCACCACCAAGTCCCTCAGGTGCCTCACCTCGCGTACGCTAAACTCCGTCATGACAGTACCTCCTGGTCCCCTCGTCGACTTCGCTCATCCCTGTTACCGTACCGGATCTCCGTAGTACTCCCCTGGGCGTTCTCGACGATCACCTTGTGGTAGCCGGAGGGATACAGGGTCACTGTCTCGACCTCACCCGCAGCCGCTGGCCGCATGAAGCTCACCTCTCTCCCGTTGACGTCGACGGGAGGTGTCGCCTCCTCGAGCTGTACCCGCGTGTCTGTGAGGTACACCTTGATCGTGAACATGCTGTCTCTCCTTCTTCTGCTCGGGCCAAAACTCACACCAGTCCCTTCTCGATCGCCAGCCACTCCGGCATGACGAACACACCGTCACTCTCATCATGCTCCACCATACTCTTGGGAAGCCACACGGGGTCCCCCGTACCCGCGTCCACCAGGTAAGCCCTCTCCGTCTCGTGGCGGAGTATCCCGGCGACTTCGATCAGGTCGCTCTTCCCAGAGACCACGTCCTCGTCCTCCGTCCTGGAAATGTTCCAGAGACGTGCAGTCAACTGCACGGATCGGCTCTCCTCAGTCGTGTGGGTAGACCCCTCCGCTGCACCGCCTGCACCACCGCCGACGGCGACACGCCATACCTCTCAGCAATGTCCTTCACCTTCTCGCCGCGCACGTACGCCTCGACGTACTGCTCGGTCCTGGCCCGGCGCAGCGCGCCCCTGTCGACCCCGCCCATGCGCCTGGCCACCAGGTACACCCCGGCGCGCGACAGACCGTGGTCCGCAGCGATGTTCGACGGACTGTCCCCTCGGTTCCATCTCCGCAGGACCTCCCTGTCCCTGTCTGTGGTGTCATCCGCACTCACGTCGGACTCCTCTACCTGGCCCGCACGGGAGCGGGCCCCTGATCCTGATACTTCCCGTCGTACGGCGACTCCGTGGGTTCGTCCAGGCGCACGAACACGAGGTGCGCTATCGGCATGCCCCTGAGCAACTCGACGCCGTCGCTCGAGTGATTCGTGATCTCGAGCGTGAGGTACCCGCGGAAACCGGGGTCGGCCGTACTGTTCTGTACGGCCACACCCCGGCGTACCCACGTGCTCTTGTCGCACACCATGACCAGTAGGTCATCCGGTACAGTCAACCTCTCCAGAGACGAACCCAAGACGAAACAACCCTTCGGTCGACTGGCGTGTCCCACCCCCTCCAGTCTCAGGTCCTGGGCGAGCCTCACGTCGTATCCCGCAGGGCCGAGGCCGTAGGTCAGGCCGAAGGCCTCCGACCGCTCCGAGAACGGCGATATCAGCTCGTGTTCCCCCTGCCTCCTTCGGATCGTCTGCGCAGACAGTATCACCCGACTCTCCTACGCCAGTACCCTCTTCCTCTCGGACTCGGGCACCGTGTCGTAGACGACCTCCCGGTCCACCTCCTCGACGGTGACGCGGAACACGCGCCCCGCGGCCTCGTAGAAGACCTGGTTGTTCTCGTCTCCCGCGACAAACACGCCGTACGACGGGGAGCTCTCGTAGCGACTCGGCTGCCGGCCGCGCTCCTCCCTACCCATCTCGAGCTCGGCCAACGGGTTGTGGTTTCGGCACTTCCGGCCGATCCACTGCGTAAACATCTCCAGGTCGTTCGCTCCGTTCCTCAGCTTGGGCATCTCGCCTCTCCTCTCCTACACACTCGATGAGACTTGTAGACTAGCCGCCGGTCACCGGGCCGCGTCGCCTACTTCGGCGGAGTGTACGTCGTATGTACGATCCGTACACCTGTACGCGTACACATACATACACATCTGTACACATACGTACGACCCCTAGAGACCCGCGCCCTCCAGCAGGGTAACCGTGTGTCGCAGAGCGGCCTTGAAGGCCCTCGGGTCGTTACTGTAGGCGGGTACACGGGGGAACACGGACACGTCAGGGACCCTGTCCACGAAGTCCGGGGCCTCTTCCAGAAGGTAGTCTACCAGCTCTTCCCGCGCGTCTCCTCGGTCCCTACGCATACCGTTCAGCAGCTCACTGGCCCTGTCGAGAAACTCGTCCTCGATCCACCAGCAGTGGTCGTCGGGTCCGAGACGGACCCTCCGCACCAGCGTGGCCCCGGCCAGGCACACGGAGCAGGTCCCGTCTGCGTGGAACCGGAACCACTCGCCCATGTCGACGCGGTATCCGTCGAGTCGCTCGATACTCTCCAGGTCGTCCAGGGCCTCCCCGAGCATGGTACTGGGCCTGCGGCTGAGACCTCTGTGTCGTCCGGTGAGCGCGTCGTCCCCGCAGTCGACGAGGTCCGTCTCGTCAGGTACTGCTCCGTCTTCCTGTAACATGATGGCCACCTCCTTGTGCTCCGACACTCCTCCTCGGGTCACGGCAACTTCACGCGCACCTCCACGTCCGGCCAGATCTCCTCGAACGTCTTGAGTACCTCGTCCATGCCGGCCGACTCCATCGTCTCCCTGACGCCCTGCGCCGGGGACTTTTTCGTCCCCTTGCCGAGATACTCGAGACAGATGTACTCGAGAGCCACCGACGCGACGTCCGTGTTACCGTCCTTCTTGGCCTTCTCGAGGGCTCCGTCGACCGTCTCGAGCTGATCCGGGTGCAGCTTGAAGGTCTTGGTCTTCACCTCGACCTGCTGGGCCAGGTCCTGCGGCTGACCGTCCTTCTCGACGTTCTTCACCGCCTCCTGGATCTGGTGCACGGTGTGGTCCTCGGCGAACTCGATCCAGCCCTGGTAGTTGTCGCCGTCCAGCACCGAAAGCATCACGCTGATCTTCGTCCAACCGAGCACCTCCACCGCGTCCCACGGGATGTTCGTCTCGACCAGGTGGTCGTAGATCTCGACCCAGTACGAGGCCGTACGGTACTTGATCCCGTGCTCCTGCTCGACGTAGCTGCGAAAACTATCGTACGGCTCGTACCAGTGGTTCTGGCGAATGACCGAGAACACGCCGCCCAGCTTGAACCAGGTCAGGCCGGTCTCCTCGCACAGTCCCCTGGCCAGTGTCAGGGCGTCGTCCCTACCGAGTTTCGACACCTGCTGGACGACGTCCGACAGCTTGTCCGCCGCGAGTACCTGCCCGCTCTTGGGGAGCTCCGCAGGTAGTTTCGCGGAGTCGTCCTCCGAGTCATCGAAGACGTGACTCTCCGTGGTCGCGTCCTCGACGTCGGCGAGGTCGGTCTCAGTGTCCGATCCGTCGTCCACGCCGAACTGCTCGAGTAGCCACTGACGCTTGTCGGCCACCTTCATCGTACTCCAACCCTTCGGGACCTCGATCTGGTTGTCCTTCACAAGCCGGTCGATCTGCTTGCCGGACATGTCCTCCACGGCGATCGTCTCGTCGCCGGACACGTCTCCTGTGTGCTGTTCGCTGTTCATGTAGCCCTCCTTGGTCTGTACCTGTAGTTTAACACAGTATAGTTCCCTGTCAAAGCAGTTTTCTCGGTGGGCCGACAGCGTCGACCACCTCCCTCATGGGCCTCGTGAGCCCCTCGCACCTCACGATCGCGGCTGCGGCTACCGCGGCGCAGACGAAGGCCTCCGCCTCGTGAGTAGTGGCGAACATGTGTCCCCACCTCTGGTACACGGAGGCGAGTACGACCTCCTTCGGCGCGTTTCCCCTGCCCGCGGCGAACTTCTTCACCTGACTCGGACTGACCAGGCAGACCGGCATACCCGCGGCCCTCAGACCAAGACGCACAGTGGTACCGACCTCCACCAGGGTCACCAGCGTGTTCTTGTTGGCGTAGGCGTATCCCTCAAGTCCGACGACCTGTACCCAGTGCCGAGTCAACGTTCGCCCCACGGCCTGACTGATGGCCTCGGCCCGTTCCAGACCTGTCATGGCCGGGTACCGCAGCACCCTCGAGTACGTACACTCCACCCTGCCGGAGGTACAGGTGACGACCGCGACACCCGTCGCCGTGGCCGAAACGTCGAGCCCACACACCCTCACCTCGTCGGTCACGACTCGTCTCCTTGCCAGTGTACCTCCGCGGGGTACAGGTCTCCGAAGCACTCCTTGGCCACGGGACACCCCTGCGCGCGCCTCTCGAACAGCGTCTTGCAAACGCCGGAGGGCATGCCCTCCCCCCTCGAGTGACCGACCGCCGCACGCGCTTTGGTCAGGTATGCCCGTACCACCTCGTCATCCCTCGTCACGACGTACTCCTTGAAGGGACTGTACCTCTCCCTGACTCCCTCCCGCCTCATCCAATCCTGAGCGCAACCGTAACCACCCTTCGACACATAGAGTACGGTCGCCCTCGACGTGTCGACCCCTCCGACACGCGGGTCCCCGCTCTCCCTGAGGACCTGCAGGTACAGTATCGTCCTCAACCTGTGCTCTGCGAGAGGTGCCGCCAGTTTCTTGAACTGGTCCTTGTCTATCGTCTTGACCTCTACCGGACGCAGCTTGGGTACGTCTCCGCGGAAGAACAGGTCTATACCTGCGGTTATACCCGCGGCCTCCCATACGAATCTCGCCTCGGTCGCCACGAAGTGGTCCCTGCGACACCTCTCACATCGTACAGGCCGTCTCTGGAACGGGTGCAGTTGACTGCACGCCGAGCACGTCCAATCGGTCACGACCCTGTCGACGTCGGCCAGCCACTGGATGACCGAGTTCTGCAGTACACGACCCAGATGATACGTCACGGCCTCCGAGGTCGACACAGCCCTCGGCGGAACCTCTCGGCCCAGCTCCTTTACCAGCGCGACCTCTCGAGGACAGAACGAACCTCTCGTGAGGTCGGAAGCGTGTACCCGGTCGTACCCCCTGTGCCGGTCCGCATACGGAAGACTCCCGTGCAGTAACTTCGATATACAGCGATCGTCGTCCTTGAACCTGTCAAAGCTCCTCATGCCTGCTCAACCTCCCTGAGCCACCACGCCGGCACGAGTGCCCACTCCCCCCTGCGACGTGGACTGCCGTCCCCGTCGGCGAACACCACCGAGAAGACGGGCGTGAGGCCTTTCAGCTCAGCCTCGTGCGCTATCTTGGCGAGCTGACGGTACTTCACCGAGAAGGACAGCTTCTCGGTCGTTTTGACCTCGATCAGCAGCGTGTCGGACCTGACATCTCCCTCCGCTCCGACTACGGAGCCCGAGCCGGGCGTCCTGCGACCCTTGACGCGCCGGGCCACGGTCTCCTCCCCACACTTGCCGAGCTCGCTGGCCCTGGCCCTACCCGGTAGGAGTCTCATCGCTTACCTCCGTCACCCGTCTGACGATCTCTCTCTTAATCCTCTCCTCGAGGTCCCGGTCGGAGAGGACCGCGTCCCTGCAGTCGGACAGACGCGGGTACTCCTCGCCGAGCATCTTCCACCTCTTGTTCGACTTCTCGATCATGCCGAGCTCCCTCATGTAACTCAGCACAGTCTCCCAGTCATCCGACCTCCCGACGCCGACCCCGTCCGGCGCATAGGTGACTATCTTGCACTTTCCGGAGACGGAGTAGATCGGGACCTTCCACTTCTTGATCACGAAGGTGACGGCCTTCTTGACCGGTATCACCTTGCTCACACTCTCATCGACCTCGTTCTTGCCGTAGACCCTGAGAGTCAGGTGCGAGTGGAACAGTTGGGCGTTGCCTCCGGGCAGCACCTCGGGACTACCGAACATCACTCCTACCTTCATCCTGACCTGGTTGATGTAGCAGACCGTCAGGTGCCTATCGTCCTTCCACGCCTGCTGCAGAGCCTGCGCCGCCTTTCTGCACAACTTGCCGACGACGATCGAGGCCCCACCCGGCTGCGCCTTATCGGCGCTGCTCTCGAGCTCCTGAGCGGTCACCATGGCCGCCAGGCTGTCCACCCCCACGAACCCCACGTCGTCGGCGTACATGAAGCTCTCTATCATGTCGACGGCCTGCTCGGCATACCCCGGACGCACGACCACGAGCCTGTCCACGTCCACTCCCATTTTCCGCGCCCAGTCAGGGTCGAACGCATGCTCCAGGTCGACGAACACGCACACCTCGTGCGGCCAGATACGCTGGTGCGAGGCCATGGCCTTCAGCATGATACTCGTCTTCGCCGAAGACTCCGGTCCGAATATGATAGACGGACGACCCTTCGGGAAGCCTCCCCCGAGGGCGAGGTCGAGCTCGAACAGGCCGGTCGGTATGCGCTCAGTATCCTCGTGCTCCGCTCCCACACTCACGACCCTCTCACCCAACTTCGCCTGATAGACGTCGACCAGCCCCTGGGCCGTGGTCGTGTCCCTCGACTTAGTCATCGTCGGCCACCAGCCTGTTGAGCTTCTCGTCCACCCACTTCTCGCAGAACTCAAACACCTCGTCGAGTTCCTGGAAGCTCGACGGAGCCGTCAGGCTCACCCCGACCTTGATCGAGTTGTAGTTGCCCTGGTTGATCGTCATGTGCGCCGACACGTTCACCCTGTACGGCGCGTGGGTCACCTTGTCCGGCCCCTCCTCGGCGACCTTACCTGTCGAGAGAGGTACCTTCTCGTCGTAGTCCTTGATCTCGCCGGTCTTCGTGTCCTCCACGGAGCTGTGTGCGTGGCCCTGCTTCTTCTCGATCTTGATCGGCATCTGACTCTCCTAGTTCATGTCTACTACGTCTGCGTCGATAGACCTGTACCACCGCAGCCTCTTGAGGGAATAGGCCTGATACACGGGACTGTCCGAGTCCACCAGGTCTACCCACACCGGACTCTGCTTACCCTCGAACTCCCTCCTGATGCGTCCACACACCTGCTCGACCTGCGCCCTCGGCATGGCGAGTACGCCCGCGTCCAGCCACGGCACGTCAGTACCCTCCGACATCATCCCGAAAGTCGTCGTGATGATCGGTCGCAACAGTACTCTCTCGCGCCTCTCGGACTCTCTCACGTTGGACACTGGTCCGTAGCGTCCGATCTCACGCCGCGACACACCTCTCTGCACGACAGCTCTCTCGATCGAGTCCAAGTGAGACAGCAAGCTCGAGAAGACGACCGTATGCCTCCCCTTCCTGTACAGAGTCACGACGAGGTCGGCAATCATCGCCGTGCGCTCCGGGTCGGCGGCGAGGGCCCTGTCTACGTGCGCACTCTTTCCAGGCTCGTGAGGCATACGCACGATCTTACGCTCGCCCTTGATCTTCCGCGGTACCCTCGGGCACGTCCACCCCGTCTTATACCTCAATACCTTGGGCACCAGCGGCTGCAGGCCGACCTCCAGGGCCACCTCACCGATATGTGCGGCGACGAGCAGGTCCTTGCCGTCGTACCGTCGCGGCGTCGCCGACATACCTATCCTGACACGCGCCGGAAACATGTCGGCCACGACCGAGAACTGGTCGGCCGGGACCCTATGCGTCTCGTCGTACACCACCGTACCGAACTGCGCGCGGTCGAGGTCGGGATACCTGTCCGGCTTCGAGAGCGAGTGTATCATCGCGACGCACACGGCCCTGCCGTCGGTCTCGCACCTGTCCTGCTGTATGACACCCACTCTGTACGCGGGTAGCCCCAGCATCTCTCGTGCCGACTCGACCCACTGCTCCAGCAAGTCCTGTTTGGTCACGACCACGAGCGCCTTCCTTCCCCGCGCCGCGACCGCCCGCAGCGCCCACGCGGTCTTACCCCACCCTGTTCCGGCGACGGCTACGAACGACCGCCCGTCGAGCACCATCGACTCGATCTCTGAAAACGCCTCAACCTGGTAGTCGCGCGGCTCCGGTCTGGCGGGGAACTGCACCTCCTCGCCGTCGGAGGTCTCGTCGGGCTCCCGCGGGCAAAGTGCCCGGGCTACGAGCAGGTGGTCACCGACTCTCCTGGCCAGGTGTACCTCGTCTCCCAGTCGAGACCGGAACCTCAGGCGCCTGTCGAGCTTCCTCGAGTAGGGGTAGTAGGCCGCCTCGGCCACCCTCAGGGGGGTGTCAATTACCCGGTACCGAGAGAGCACCTCAGAGCTCGTTCTCTAGGCTCTCCTGGTCCACCTTCTGGTCGATCCCGGGACCGCGCACCGGACTGCCCGCGCCGAGGCGTACCAGCTCGTCCGCGGTGAAGTAGTGGATCTCCTCCGAGTAGTCGGCGGGCACTACGTCCTCGGCGGAGAGGCCGTACTTCTGGGCTACCTGCTCGAGGGTGTCGTGCTTCTCCTCGAAGTCGAACTGAGACCCGACGCCGGGACTCCGGTCGTCCGCCCGAGACACCTCGAAAGTACAGCCCGTCAGTCCACCTCGCTTGTTGGCGATCTTGGTCAGTGTCTGGAGCGTCGTCTGCTTCGCGACGAACAACTTCCTCTGGTTCCTGACCTCCTTACCTGCGTTCTGACCGCGCTTGATCTTGTGCGGCGTGTGGTCGATGATCGTCATGACGCCGACCAGCGCGGCCTTCTCGTCGGCCTGACATATCGGACACGGCTCCTGGTCACCGACACAGACGTAATTCTTGATCCTGCCGGCCACGCGAACCGTGTGCTCGTAGTACATCGGTACGTCGAGCATCCCGTCCTCGTCGAGCTCGCCATCCAGAAACGTAATCCGTCGGTCCTGCTCGGGCGACATCCAGAACCGGAACAGCCCTCCGCGCTCCGCCTCCTGCGCCTCGCGCCTCGCTCTCTCCTGCTCTAGCGCCTGCTTGGCTTGGTCACCGCGCTTAAGGAAGCTCGGACTCTGCTTCTCCGACGAGTCTCCCGACGCGGGCTGATCTGAGAACCCACCCCCGGTCTCCTGCGTCGACTCGGTCTTCGACTGCGGTGCGGTGTTCTTGGACGAGGGAAACTTCTGTCCGAAGTGGATAGGCATCGTGCATCTCCTAGGTCTGTTGATAGACGCCTTGGTCTCTACGAGACCCGTGTATTCTGCCCTCTCGGGCAATCGCAGGCAAGAAGTTTTACAGCGCGTAGCTCGCCTCCAGCATGTTCCTCACGAGGCTCTCTACCTCGTCTTTCGTCATCTCTCCGGGGTCCTTCCTGTGGTCCGGGACGTACGCATGGACGACGTCTACGCCGTAGCGCCCCAGCACTCTCTCGACGCGCGCCCTGCCCGCGTCCCCGGCATCACCGCGGTCGAGCATCGTGATCACCGAGCTACAGTGACGTAGCCTCCGGTACTTTTCCCTCGTCGCGTAGCTCGACAGCATCGCCACCACGTTGGGGTACACCCTGTCGACGGACGCGTAGTCGAAGGCGCCCTCGACCACGACCAGTGGCGCGTCGGAGTTCATGACGTGCTCCCCGAGCCACACGTCCGCGCAGCTCATGTCCCTGTACTTGTAGACCCGGTAGCGAGGCTCCGCTCCGTCTACGGACCGTCCCTGCATGCCTCGGACGCGGCCGGATACGTCGCGCACGGGGAAACACACCCTCCTCTCGACCGGGTCGGCCCTCAGGTCGAACCTCACCACCTGCTCATCGGTCACCCCGCGGTCGACGAGGTAGTTCACCGCCCATCCGTACTCCCGGACGTCCGGGAAACTCTCCAGCCACCAGTCTGGCCACTCATGCTCGTCGTCCAGTCTCGCCTCGAGCACCTCGCCGACGTCCGGGGCCTCGGCATGCTCCACCTCCTTATCTGAGTCACAGAGGGTCAGGGCCTCGCCGTACCTGCAGCCATCGACGAGCCGATCTATGCTGTTCAGACGCCTATGCTCGAAGACCAAAGTCGACATCCGACCGCTCCACCCGCACGAGAAGCAGTGCGTTCTGGCGTCGCCTGGCTCGTGGCGTATCCCGAAGGACGGGTTCCTGTCCTCGCCTCCGTGACGCCACGGGCCGAGGGGACAGTGAGCCACGAGCCAGCCCGCCCTCGACTGGTCCGCCGCGGGACGTGCCTGCAGTAGCTCCAGGTACCCTGTCAGCCGCTCACTCAAGATTGACCCTCCCCGACAGGACGCGGCGCAGGAACGCACCCACCTGCCTCCGCGCGGAAACGTCGTTGTACGCCATGTTGAAGCGTAGCATTCCGGAAAACGCGGTCCAACCGCAACGCGGGGGGTCGAACACCGGGAGCGGCCCGATGGCCGGGAAGTCGTACACGGCCACCTACCTCTTCGTGATCTTGATGCCGCGTGGTCCGCGCAGCTCCTCGAGCACATTCGACCTCTCCTCCGGGGTCAGGTAGTCGTCGACCGCCTTGAGGGGAACCGAGATCACGTCGTAGAAGGTGTCGTCCCCGAGAATCGCGTGCACCTCACGCGGGTCCCTCACGCGACGACTGCGGCCCATCGGCCGGACCTCGAGACGGTACCTGCGACCCTCGACGCGCACGACTTCGTCCGGGTCTCGGTCCGAGAACACCGCGTTGACCGCGTCCTGCAGCCTGTCGACCGCGACCCTGTGCTCGCGCTGCTGCTCCTGTAATCGCTTGATCTTCGCCTTGATCTTCTCGATCTCGTACTCGGCGTCACCGGCACTGTCGACGAGGTCTGGGATGGACGTCTCGTCCACCTCCGCCTGCTGTTTCTGGTCGAACTGTGTAGCCACCTGACCCTCCTTGGTCGATTAGAGTGATGTTGTCTAGTTACGGGTTAACTATCGCACATTTAAGTTAGGATGTAAAGTGTTATCAGATACTGTCCAACTCCTCCAGGTCGTCCTCGGACGTCTCCGAGAAGTCTGCGTTCTCGAAGTCCCACTTTACGAAGAACTTACCGACCTCCCCGGACCTACCCTTCATGATCTCTACCCGTCTCCTCTGCATGGTCTCGACCGACTCCTCCTCGAACATCCCGAGTACGACGCTCGACACCTGGGCTATACTGTCCGCGTAACCTATGTCCTCGAGCCCCACCTCGTCGCCCTTCTTCTTCTTTTTGAGCTTCCGGGCCGCCTCCCGCGAGAACTGCCAGCTCGCGACGACGGGAGCCTCCGCCGACAGCTTCTGCTTTATCAGGTCGGAGTTCTCCGCAACCCTCTTGTACCTGTCTCTCTCTGTCGGGTGTTTCAGTAGGTATGCTCCGTCGATGTAGACCACGTCGGGCTTCATACTGCGCATCAAGGTCCACACGTCGTCGACCGTGGCGGCCATGTTGCCGTCGACGACCCAGAACGCGTTAGGGGCGTCCCTGACCTTGGTCAGACCCTCCTTGAGTCTCTCCCTGTGCGCCTTCGACAGCCCGGCCCTTTTGAGGCGGTACGGGGGCACGCCGACCTCCATCGCGGCCAGACGCTGCTCCACCAGCAGGTGACTCATCTCCATGGTGACCAGCATCACGTCTCGACCCTGATGTTTCCAGGCGTGGTGTGCGTTGTAGAAGACCAACCAGGACTTTCCCGCGCCCGTCCTCCCGACCATGGACAGCACGTCTCCGGTCACGAGGCCGTTGGTCATGTCGTCCAACGTGGGCCACCCGAGCGTCACGCCGGCGACACTCTCCGAGGTCCAGGTCTGTAGGTAGTCCTGGAACACCAGGTCGTAAGCCTGCCGAAAGTCGTGCACGAGAGTGCTGTTCCTGCGCGACACCGTGTCCATCACACTCCTCGACAGCACGTCCAAGGCCTTCTCCGGGTCCTTTCCGTCCACGCCAAGGTACTGCTGGGCCTCCTTTACGGCCCCGCGGAGCGACAGCTCCACCCACCTCTGCTGCAGAACGTCGCGGTAGTAGGAGGGGGGGTCCTCCGCCTTCGGCAGCACCTCTCCCGTATGCGCCTCGAGGGTCTCCCTGGTAGGCAGCGCCCCGTACTCCCGCACAAAGTCGCGCACGAACTCGTACACGGGTAGCTCGGACTCCTTGAACAGGTGCTCATAGTCTGACGTGAGGGCCGACAGGTCGTCTGCGACCATGACGGACGCTATGTACCTGAGACCCAGTGACATGCGCCTACAGTCCCCTCACCACGTCGCCCATCGCCGACAGCACCTCGGGACCGTACGCGTCGAGCACGCGCCGCTCGCTCGACGCGGTGAACATCGTCTGCATGCGACCGCGACGACGCGCGCCGAGTACGTCGAATATGGTCTGCGTCACGAGGGCACGCTGGTACTCACTCCCGACGGACTGCGGAGCGCATCTGGGTACGACCACGCAGGTCGCGTCGAGTGCCTCGCCCTCTCGGTACGCCGTGACCAGCTCGTGCAGGGTCATGACGCGCACCCGGATGAAGTTGCGGAGCAGTGCTCCGGCGACCGCCCCGCACACGTCGTCCGCCGCCTCGTCCGGACACGTCACCAGTACCGAGTGTCTCCGCTCTCCGGGATGGAACTTGAACCGACGTACCCACCGGACCAGGCTCTCTCGACACACCTGTCCCATCGGGATCGCGACCCAACTCTTATCGATCCCCGCGTCCTCGGCGACGTGGTCCAGGTCCTGGAGTAGGCGCCGGTGAACGTCCTTGTCCAGAACACCTGTCGCGTGCTGTTCCATCGTCTAGCATCGCTTTCTTCAGGGCGTCGAGCGTAACATTCCGAAAAACACAGTCTGAGCGCAACAGCGCAACTCAGTCTAGCATCGCCTTCTTCAGCGCGTCGACGTCCACGTACGGCACCTTAGACTTCACCTCGTCCGAGGACGTATAGTCTATCTCCGGCTCGAAAGCCACAGCGGAGCGTGCATATTTCAACAGGAAGCCCGTCTTCGGCGTGGCGGGTACGTTGAACGCTCCCTCGTTCGACCTGGCGAACCGCGCGAAGGACGACCAGTCTTCGAGTACCTTCCGGAGGACTCCCACGGCCTCTCCGTCGGGGCACTTCTCGGCGAACCTCTTCAGTTGACCCCTCTCCTGCCCCGTCAGTGGGGGGACGAACTGCCCGGTCGCCTCGTGCACGCCGCACTTCCACTCCGCCTCGAGACTCCGACGGGAGTCACTCCTACCTCCAACTACGTCTCTCGCCTTCATGCTGTTCATGTCCTCTCCTGGAGGGGTGTCGTCGTGACGGGAGTCACGACAAGAAACTAGTGATGAAACTAGTGTATAAGAGATGGTGCCAGTTTTGGTATGAGGGTGGTGCCAGTTTTGGTATGAGGGTGGTGCCAGTTTTGGTATGAGGGGTCGGTCTCGTCCAGGTCTCTGTTCGGACCCCGAGACGACCCTCTCACCGTCTGCGGAGAGACGCGTCAGCAGACGTCTCTGATCGCGGAACATCGACGTCTCCGTCTCTACCAGACCCCTCTCCCGCAACTCGGTCATGGCGCGCATGCAGGCCCTCTCCGACAGACCCGTCTCCTCCGCCCACTCGCGATAGCCCTTGGCAACCCACGTGCGCCCTCTCAGCTCCACGCGAGCCCTGGGGTGCCAGTAGGCAACGCGGAACAGCAGTAGACCGTTTCGCGCGCCGCCGGCAGCCTCTACACACCGCGCTATCGTGTTCATTGATCCGAGTGCCCGCTCGCGTCAGACACCAGACCCTCGAGTGCCTTGACCAACTCCTCCGAGTAGTTGGTCACCTGCCCCGACGCGCTTTCCTTCATCTTCGCCGTGATCTCCCTCTGCTTGATCATGACGTCTATGGCTCGCCTGTTGGTCCGGTAGACGCGCGACCTGAGGGTCTCCGCGAGACGCGGGATCTCGTCCACCGGGGCGACTCCGGCCAATTGCACCACATGCTCCACAGCCCTCACGAAGGGGTCGTTCTCGTCGGACCCCCTCTTCAGTACCTCGGCCACACCCTCGACGTCGTCGTCCACCTCGAACGAGACCTCGAACACCGTCGACGCACGCCGCTCGTCGACCTTGGAAAACTCGACGTCCGGCCACCCCTCGGTCAGTGACTTCTGGGGTAGCGACACAACGTTTCCCGTGTCCTTCTTCTCGTGTACCCACACCGACCGCAGCTTGCACGCCAGCATGTACATGTTGTCTCTCACGCGGACGATACCTGTCACCTTCAGACCCAGGGCAACCCCCGGCTTCTCGACGACCACCAGGTAGTCCCTCTTCCCGGAGTTACCAGGTACCCACTCCTCATGCCTCTCGCTGCTCACGTCAGTCATCCGTGTTCTCCTCTGTAAGTTTTCGCTTCACCAGACATGTCGCCGCCTTGACGACCGAGGCATGAGACATCTCGCCTCCCTCGCTATACGGTAGCTGACCGATCGCACCCAGCAATTCGTCCTCACCGACGTGCACGCCGTACTCGTCGAACGTCGAGAGGAACACACCTGCGAACTCCATGGCAGCCTCGAGGTCGAGACCCGCGAGTACCATTGTGTCGTCGACCCTACCCTCCCTGTACAGCTCGGGCGGAATCTTCCTGCGGTCATTGGTCGTCATGACCGTGAGTACGCGGCTCTCATGCTCGGCCAGCCACCACAGCAGTTGCGACATCATGGTCGACGTCGTTCCGCTCGAGTCGCTCATGCTCGACGCGAACACCTTCTCTACTTCATCCAGCAGCACCACACAGGGCTGCTCGTCGTCGAGCTGTGCCAGAGCTGTCGACAGTCGTCTCTCCGACTCGCCGACGTACTTGTTCTTCGCGGAGCCCACGTCCAGCCTGTAGAGAGGTACGCCTAGCGTTCTGGCCAGGTACTTGGCTCCCTCGGTCTTCCCCACACCAGGCATCCCGTCGAACAGCAGTCCGCGAGGTATCATCCGAGGGTCCTGAGAGTAGAGGAAGAACTCACCCTCCCTCTCGACCCAGTCCACTAGGTCGGGCGTCGGTATGTAGAAACTTCCGTCCAGGGTGACCTGGTACAGACCGTTCGAGTCCTGGAACAGATCCCTTCGCGAATGCAGCGTCCCGCTGGTCGTTACCTCTCCATCCCGCGCCAGGGTGAGCTGGAGGACGTCGCTGGTCTCCTTCAGGGTCAGTCCCCCGAGAGACCTCATGATCTGCTCTGTGCGGCCCTCGTCGACGACCCTGGAGACCACGGACCGCTTCAGAACCTGCGGTACAGGCAACTCGCCGACGTGCGTCACGTAGTCGGCCGTAGACTTCGGGTTCACCATGACGAGAGTCGATCCGACGGACAGCAACTTCGAGCAGGCCGGTCTCGCCGGAGGCTTGTCAGGCTCTATCTGCACGTATAGCGCCTTCGGTACAGGGGTCGCCACCGACCCCTGCTTGCACGTCTTCTTGTCGACGACGTACTCGATCACCGTGTTGGCGTTGATCGTGTCGCGCGTAGACACCGACACGACCGGTATCATTGCCTTTACTGCAAGATCTAGCATCCACCCTCCTTGGTGTAGATGTTGGTTACTTACCTATACTATACTCTATAGCGCGGACAGGCAAGAGAAAAGTCTACGCGACCGTGACCGTCACGCCCCCGCCGGACACACTCACGAGCTCGGCCTTGAAGAACGGCATCCGCACCGTGAGGTTGGTCACGCCGACGGCACTGATCGCCCCGCCGACGTCGTTCCAGCTCACCCCGTCGATCGACTGCCGAGGCTGAATCGAGAAGGTCGGCGTACCGCTCGTCGTCCGCACCTCCAGCGTTGCCTCGTCGAAGCGGAGCGTCGCGTGCTTGTACTCCGGGTTGTTTACGACCACCCCGTCGCCCGGTGCCGTGGCGTCGTCATGGAGTACCCTCGGACTCTTCACCACCATCGTCCTGTCCTCTCCTACTGCGCTCCGTCGACGACCTCTTCGAACGTCCTACGGTACTCCTCGTACAACTCTCTGTGCAAGTCCCTATCCCCCTCTGCGGACCTGCGGAGTAGCAGGGCGTAGGTCTGCACGCTCTTCATCCACGCCAGCAGGTCGAACAGACCGCGGCGCGTGAACCCCGTGATCTCCCAGTGACACGCGTCGTCCTCGCTCAGGTTAGGATACTGCTCCTCTACCTCCTCCCGCGTGTACCCCCGTCCGATCATGTCATAGGCGTCGCAGACCTCCCGGAGGAACTCGGCGTAGTCCGCGGTGACGGTAACGGCCATGGAGACTTCGGGGTCTCCGGCAGCGGCTGCACGCTCGGCACAGGCGGCAACGGAATCACGATCGGCGCCTGCCTCGACCTCGCACATGACGCGCTGAACGTCACGATACACACGATCGCCGACAGCCGCAGGGTTCTCTCGAGCACGTCTCTCATACTGCTGCTCCAGGTCTCTCAGCCGCCTCTGCATCTCGGCCTCGGCCTCGAGGGCCGTTCTGCGACTCTCCAGGTGGGCCTCGGCACGCTCCTCTCGCAGGGTCCTGAGTTTCTCCTCGTACTCGGCCTCCTGCCTCGACAGCTCCGCCCTAATACGGTTCTCCGCACTCTCCCTGACCAGGTTGTTATATCCTACGACGAGCTCCCTAAGGCCGAGGAACAGGGCGGGTACCGCCACGAGCCCGGCGACGGCGGCGAATATCGCACGGGCGGTCATCTGATCTTGTCCAGTATGTTCTTGTCGTCGATCACGGCCCCGAACACGTACACGCAGACGATCACGATCAACGTCAGATACGACATCGTCATGGCGGTCTCCGCGGGCTCCGTGTCGACTCCTGTAGCCAGTATGTAGCATACCGTGGCCATGCAGAACAGGCCTATCACGAACATCACGAGGCGCCGCATCTTCCAGCTACCGTGGTGCTGTAGATTGATCGTCTCTCTCGCGTCTGCAGTCAACTGCACGTCCTCAGTCATAGGCTCGTCTCAACCACCCCCGCAAGAACTTCTCCATGCTCGGACGCCTCGTCGCCAGCACGCGGTAGAAGCCGGCCATCTCCGACCTGAAGGAGGCCACCACACAGGCCGGTGCTCCGACAGCCCACAAGGCACTCTCGGTCTTCGGACCGACTATACCGTCGTCGTCCAGGTCGCCCCCTCCGGCGGCTCTTATCGCCCTCTGGAGGAGGCGATGCGCAGTGCGAGGCCCCATGTTCACGCACGCGTCGAACACCTTCTCGCCGACCCCGACCGGCATCTTCTCGTAGTCGTACCTATCCCAGAACTCTGTCCTGTACAGCTCGACCGCCTGCTCCCTCGTAAGCCCGCGCACGTCGTCCGCATCGACGTCCCCGTCGCCGTCCGCGTCCAGGTCGATCCCCGCGACGTTCGTACCGGATAGGCGCGCCCGCAGGAACCTCAACGACACGCCCCAGTTCGTCGCCCCACCGGGATCGTCAGGATCGTCCACGAAGCCGCCCTCGTGATCCAATACCCTCCGAACCGCCTCGTCGAACCTGTTCATCGCATCCTCTCGCACTCTGGCGGCGTCCAGACGTTGCCCGTCAGCAGCAGGTACTCGTGGCGCATCTCCTCGATCTGGTCGAACAGCAGTGAGGCGGCTGCGCGGGCACTCGGGTCGTCCTTTACGTCGCAGTACTGACGCTGGTAGTTGATCAGGTTCAGCCGCATGTCGCGCTCCTCCATGCGGTCCCAGCGCGCCATGAGTCGGGTAAACTTCGCGTCGAGCTCGTCGAACTGACTGTTCACCTCCTGCGCCTGCGCGTAACCGGACAGATACGGTACGAGACCCTTGCTGGCAGCTACGTGTCCGACGACGCCCAGCAGCAGGACCAGGTTGAGTACCAGTAGCACCTTAATGGCGTTGACCAGTCGCATCTCGAAGTCCTCCTCGCCGGGACGCCTCGGCCACAGCGATCTGAAGTACACCCTGATCATGTCTGCGACTCCGCGTATCATCCGAACACCCCGTGAAGCGTAGCATTCCGGAAAACTCGGTCCAACCGCAACTCTCCGTCGCGACCGAGCATAGCACAACCTGTAGGTCGAGACCAAAGAGCCAGAAACACACTGGCCGGTATCCGGACCAGGTACTACACTCTATCACCCTCCGTCCTCTGACCCTGCGCCAGCGCATGCCACCGCTCTCGCGTCATCACCGCGCCGTTGATCTCGCGGCCTTCACGCACCCATTGGACCCAGCAACAGTCGCCGACGAATGTATATCCGGGCAGCCGGCCGCGCACGTCAGTCAGGCAGACGTCCGGCCTCGCCGCTCCGCAGCACGGACACATCACCCGCGTCTGTAGCCCGACTTGTTTCCGAGGCAGCGCGAGAGGCTCCAGCTCGTCGGGCAGAGTACGCGTCTGCCGCTTGAGGCGGACCGACACAGTCTCGACGATCTCCGCCCGCTCGCGGTCGGTCCGCCCCTCCCAGACATCCCGATAGCTCCGCGTCGCCATCATCCGATCTCCGATTCGAATGTCATGTCCGGCGTGCCCGTAGGCGTCGCGGTCTCCTCCGTCGGGCTACTGTCGTCCTCCTCCCAGGTCACGTTCGTCAGGCTGTCGAGTCCGCCTGGCGCGCCGCTCTGGTCGATCAGTTCGATCGCGAACTCGCGGCCCGAGTGGGCCGTCACGTCGTTGCCGACCGTTTTCGTCGTGGAAACGGATGTGTTGGCACCGGCGCTAATCTGAGCCGTCCCGACCGAGACCCAGCCGCCGCCCTCGTTGATGAAAAACTCAAACGTCAGGTTGGTGAACTGGTCCGGAAACCCGTCGCCGTCGGTGTCCTCGCTGGTAGCCTGGATATCATAGTTCCACGTCGCCTTGCCGTCGTTCGGCGCCGCGGTCGTACTGATGCCCGCCTCCCACCTGATCCCGCTGATTAACACGCCGGCGCCCGACTGCTTGGTCGTCGTGCCCGTGCTCTGGCCGACGATCTTGAGCGACGCGGTAAACCCCGTCACACTGAGATTCTCGGGCACAAACTTGGGCGAAAAACCGTCTTTCTGGATGCCGCCCGAGAACGCAACCTTCGGTGGGGCGAGGTAGGGATTCGCAAACGCGACTACGTCGCCGTCGCGCAGGGTGGCAGATTCGAGGCCGAACCGTCCCGGCCGCGCCACTTCCGAACCCTGGTTCATCAGGATGCCGGCGACGAGCTGGGCTTGCTGCGTGAGCGAGCCGAGGCTGCGGATCGCCGCGTCGCTCAGGCCGCCGGTGACGGGCTGGGGCGAGAGGACCACGTCGTCGGCCGTCTCGCGCTGGCTGCGGAACGGCGGCTCCTCGAAGGGCAGGGCCTTGGGGCCGCGGTTGAGCATCAACGCTCTACTGAATGCGGTCTCAGTCGTGTCACGATTCTGCTCAAATACCGCAACAAATGCGGTGCCAGCCGGTATCTCAACCCCTTCAATTGTCGCATCTTGTGGTATATCGCTATTTATATCAGCGCTCGTCGGCTGCGAAATATTTACGGAATTGCTATCGCGGAATCGCAAAAATAACCGAACGCGATCAGCACCCGTGGCAGACCACAGCTTAGCTCGTGCTGACAGGAGCTCTCCGATCTCGAGCTCCAAAACATCAAGCGGAATATCTATATTGCCGTCGCGTAAATTGAATGTCGTCGTCCATGAATTCTCGGGTCCCGTGTTGGGCCCGAGCAGGTTCTGGCCCCTGCTCTTGCTGTCCGCCTCCACATCTTCCGCCGGGGTGTTAACCACCATATCCCCGGCCAGCAACCCGTCCTGGAAACTGAGCCTACCGCTCTCGTTGATCAGTTTCGGGGCGCTGTCGGGCAGGAACGCTTGAGCGAACAACTGCGCCTCATCAATCTGTTCCGAGCTCGAGACACAGCCGATGCCGACAATGATGGTGTCGGCGTCTGGCGTCCAATCGGCGATGGTGGAGGCGTTGAGCGCCTTCCACTGGCCCGATTTGTCGCGCCAGACGAAGGCCCAGTTCCCCTCATCGGCAGCCGGCAAGATTGGGAACACCGTGCCGCGCCGCGCCTTGTCATAGGCGACCCACATCACGCCGTTCCCGGTAGCTCCGGGGTTCAGGATGTTCGTGGTCGCAGTACTCCCGTCGTTGACGAAATCGACGACCTCGCCGTTGAACACGATCCGCGCCGGGGTAGTGACTGAACGGTTCCCAGCCGCGTCGATCCCCTGCAGCGTCACCTCGCCGGGGCTGTCTCCGGGGTCTTGGCCAATCCCGACCCACGAGTTGGGGACCAACATGCCCGTGTTCGACCTGTTGTCGGCCAGTAACTCCGACGGCGTGACGCTCTGCTCGGCGGCCATCGTCACCTGCTCGTCGTCGAATGCGTCGAAGGAACCGACCCTCACGAAGCGCTGCGCGGTGTCCCCGACCTGCACCTCTGGCCGCCTCTCGGGTCCCTTGTGTACCAGAGTGGTCGCGTCCGGGGTAAAGCCGGACGTGTCGGAGACGTGTACCTCGAACCCTGCCAGGTCGTCGTCCCCGGGCGGGACTATGCTCACCTTGAGAGCCTGCGGGAGCGCGGTCAGACTGAACGCCGGAGCCGCCGGCTGCGGGTTACTCACGACCAGGCTCTGTCCGGGGCTCACCCTCTCGAACTTATCGCGGTAGAACACACGGACCTCAAATGAGCGCACCGGTCCGGACCCATCGACCTTCCTGTTGTCGAGCTGGTTCTTCTTCATCGAGTAGACGTACTCGGTGGCGACCACGCTCTCCTGCCGCAGGATCGTCCCGTCGGTCCGCCTGACCTCGACGAGCACGTCCTTCATCATAGGGTCGACCACGCCCTTGCCCGAGTCCTGCGTCCCGGCGACGACGTCGAGCAGGTCTCCGGCCGGCGTCCTGACGTCCCACTCGAAGTGCGCGTCTGTACCGTCGAACTGCGTCCCACCGTCCTCGAGGGTCAGGTTTTCGATCGAGCCCCCGGCCAGCTCCTCGGTAGTCGGCACGATCGGCACGTCGACCGAGACCTCGACCCGGTCGGAACGCGTGCCCAGCGCGTTTATCTGCTGTACGGTGATCTCGTAGGTGCCGAACTTCACCTCCGGTATCACCGCGGACGACGTCGCCACCGTCGGCAGGGTCGTCCAGTTGTCGTCGTTCCTGCGAAACCGGACGAGGTACACGTCGGTGCCCGGGTCTGGACGCGGTTCCACGCTGTTCGGGTCCAGCGGGAAGTCCCAGTCGACCTTGATGCGCCGGTCTACCCTGTCGGCCTGCACGATGCTGATCGGAACTGCCGTCACGTTGCGGACTGGAGGTGCCTTCGTCGGATCCGGGAGCGTCATGCGCTCCTCCCGGTCCACGTCCATGCCGCGGTCGATCACGTCGTGCTTGGTCTCGTCGTAGACCTTGGCGATCACCTCGACCCAGACCTCGTCGACCGGCTCAACCGAGATCACCACGAACTCCTCCGGCACGAAGCCCTGCTCTATCAGCAGGTACACCTCTCCCGGCACGACGGCGGTCGCGGGGGTCTCCGCAAGCGTCACCTGGTCGCCGGACCAGGACGCCGACAGCTCCTCTATAGTCCCGTCCATGTGCTCCACGTGGAACGTACCGCTCCCGTCGGCCTCGACCGAGCGGTCCAGGGTGACGACGTCGACACCGTCGAAGTCGACGACGCGACCTGCAGCCACCGCGTTCCCGCGCGCCTCGTCGGCGATCAGTATGTGATCTCCAGGCGCTACTCCCGTCGCCCCGTCCTCGCCTCCGCGCTCCAGGTAGTCATGGTCCCACGCCGCCTGATACGACACGACCTCGTCCTCGACCTCCTGACTGCGCAGGAAGTGCAGTCCCTGCCTCCTGGCCTGCGTCCGAGAAGCTATGCCGATCGACCCGAGCTCTTTCACGCGAAAACCGAACTTGCGTCGCAGGTCGTTGTCCTCGACCGTCTCCACCGCCTTCTTGAACAGGTTGTCCGGGTCCGCGTACGACACCTCGACGACCGAGTAGCGCTGTCTCTCGCTCTCGCCGCTGTAGTTGAAGTCCCCGTCGCGCACGTTGCTGTTGGTGACCAGCTTCACGGGCGACCTGGGCTGATCGGGTACGGCCCACGCCTTGGCGTCGACCCAGTACAACATGCCCCGGAAGGTCGACACGAGTTCGGAGAGCAGGTGGAACGCCTCTCCGCGGTTGCGGATCGCTGCGTTCATCGCGAAGCGCGGCTCCACCTCGTCCGCAGTAGGACTCGTCCCCGTCGGGTCCTGTCCCGGATCGGAGCCCAGGTCGAGCACGAAAGTCGTGTCGTCCGTCACACTGTCTACGAAGAAGTGGTCGTTGTAGAACGCCTGGTCGAACCCGTCGAGCATCACGTACTGCCAGCGACCGTCCCGGCTCAGGCGGTGACCGGTCGCCGTGCTAACGGTCAGTCTGTCTCCGTTCCTGACCGTCGTCGAGACGTCTCGTACACCCTTGCCCCTGCTGATCATCTCGTCCGACCACTTGCCGAGCTTGAACAGGGTCGGGTCGTCTATCAGGCTCTCATCGACCCAGTTACCGAGTCCGAAGCGAGGGTGCAGCAGCATGAGTCGGAGGCAGAAAGAGGGGTTGTTCGAGTACACGAGGTCCGGGTCCGGCACACCACCCTCGTCCACTAGTTGTCCCGGCGTCCAGGTCCCATCCCAGGCGCCCGAGAACTTGCGCTGCCGAGGATCATAGTTCGACGGCACCTGCATGAGCGACCCGAACAGGTGGTACTGCCTGTTCGGCAGGCGGTTGCCGAACTGCTTGGCGTCGAACTCGGTACCTACGACGGCCCGGTCCTCGTAGTTCACCTTCAGCTCCAGTACCTTGGTGTACCTGGCGAACTTGATATCGTTCGTGGTCTTCACACTGGTGGCCTCGGGCGTGGTCCGGGTCACCCTTATCTCGATCATGCCCGGATCTGAGATCGGCACCCGGAAGTCGCGCTCGAAGAACTTACTCTGCTTACCGCGAATCGTGGCCTCTCCGACCTCCTCGAAGGCACTGCTGTTCTGAGCTCTCTCGATTTTGAACGTGACGGACGTCCCGACTACATCACCGTCCTCCTCGACCTTGAGGAAGGAGTCGGTACTGATCGTCACGATTACGGCGGTCGTCTCGACGTCGTTGAAGGAGATTGTGACGGGCGTGTCCGCCGGCAGGTCCTGGGCGACCTGGACCGTGGTGCGCACGTCGTCGAACCCCGGCAGCGCCGGCTGGTCTCCGGTGCCGTTGTTCATGAACACGACCACGCCCTCGAAGTTGGCGACGCCGTCCAGAGACCGCATCCTCGTCTGATTCAGAAATATCGAGCTGTCATCCTTGACGAGACCGCCGATAGGACCCTCGGCCACCAGGTCCACCACGCGACCCGTGATATTGCTCTTGAGACTGTCGGGGGCCTCCTCAGGCGACCCTCCACCCTTACCGCCGCCGGCACCGGACGGTCGGAAGACGACCTCTACCCCCTCATCTACGCGAGCTTGACTAGAATATGAATCGGCCATGGAAGAACGCCCCTCCTCCGAACCTGTTGAACCCTGTCGTCGGCGGAGACACCGCGCCGGTCGACGAGGACTCCAGCGCAGACGAGACGACGACACCTCCCGTCACGACCTCACCCAGCAGTACCGGTATCGTCGCGCCCTCCCTGTTCACAGCAATCGGCGCCCCGAAAGTGAAGCTCGACGGCGAGTCCTCGTCGGCGCCGGACGAGGGCTGCTTAGCGACCAGGTTCGACAGGCCCCCGAGGGCGAAGGCGGCCCCGAGGACCGTGAGCGTCCCGAACGTGACGGTAGTCCCCAACGCGGTGAACGCGGTAGCCCCGAATCCGGCCTGGATACCGGCGGCTGCGGGAGAGACGCCGAGCGCGGCCGCCGCAGAGGCCTGCGCGCCGGTGGTCGTACCGGCTGCAGAGGTAGCCAGCGCGCCGCCTATGCCCGTGGCGAGCAGTGCCCCCCCGATCGCTATCTGGAAGATCGCCTTACCGGTGCGACTCTTACCTCCGACCATGGCCGGCACGAAGTGGAAGTCTCCGGCTTCTCGCGGGATCGTGACCTCTGCCGGCATGATCTCCCTGCTCGGAGCCGGCTCGTCTCCGACCGCCACGTGCCACCACCCACGGCGTACGTCGAGCTCGAACTCAGGGTAGTTACAGGTCATCACCTGTACCGCGTCCTTCGGGGACCAGGCGGCCAGTCTGTGCTCGTGACCGTACTTGTCCGCCAGCGGACCGTACAGGAACACGCCGCGCATCGGCGGGTTGTGGTCTCTCCTACGCACTCTCTCTCCTCCTGAACACCGCCTCGACCCTGTGCCAGTGGTGCGCCACGCTGTCCTCTCTGGACAGACCTCGAGGCATGTGATGCAGCATCGTGTCGCCCTGCACGAACACGGCACAGTGAGACGGTACCGACGTGCCGAGTAGCCGGGCGACCAGCATGTCTCCCGGCAGCAGGTCTCCCCGCGACAATCTCCCGAGGTTCTCCAGACCACACCTCTCGCAGCTCTCCATGAACGGACTTTGCCCCCTGTCCACAAAGTCCGGGTCGTAGCCGAAATTGGGCGGGGTCCAGCCCCTCATACGCCACCAGTCTCTGTATAGGCTGTAGCACCAGTAAACACCCCACACGAATCGACGTCGAAGTAGAGGGGCCACAGGGAGTGAGTCACCCCACCAGACGATCCTCTGGGCAGCTCCATCACGCACCGGGATCACGCCGTAAGTCGTCCCGACCAGGTACTGCTGCTCTATGTCCCGCGCCGTCGGATGAGGCGGACCGTCTGGGTGCGAGTGCACCACCGCGGCGACCAGACCGGCCCTCCACATGCGGTCCACCTCGGGGTCGTCGACGGCGAACTCCTGCTCGGGGTCCCTCGCCGCGTTCCTGCACGGCAGGTAGGTCCCGTCGGACAGTACCACCCCGCAGGACTCACGCGGATACTCCGTCACCGCGTGCCTGCGCGCGACTTCGGCGGCCTCGGGCCAGGGGTCGTCGGGGACGTCTACGTAGGCGCTCACTGGGCCTCTCCGACGCGTCCTATACCGGGGAAGAACGCCCCAGGTAGAGACACCTCCTTGCCGAATCGCAACTCGCACCCCCTAGGCGTCTTACTACACATATCCTGCGTCGGGTCAGCGGTGGACTGGTCGTCCACCGTGAAGAACGCGGACCCGGCGTACGGGCAGGGGAAGTTTCGGCCGGTCGTCGTGAACGTCCCGTCGTCGTTGCTAAATCTGTAATCCCGATCGCAGTACCTCTTGAGGGCTACCCGCCTCGGTAACTGCACTCCCTGGACGTCGAAAGGTGAAGTCAACTGCATCTCGAGTACCCTCTTGTTGACACCCAACTTCCGGTCTACGATGAATTGATCCAGGCCGAACACGGCCGCCGCGTCCGCGTCCGGGTTCGCCTCGACACCCCCCTGTCCGTCGGGTCTCAGGTCTAGGAACTTGGCCAGTGTAAAGAACCTGCGGACCACGGCCCCGCGGAAGTCGTCGAACTGGGCGACCAGCGCCGCCACGTTGCTACCAGACGTCGCTATGCGAAACGTCGGCTGAGCGGGCTTGCCGTCTCCGGAGGTGGCGGGAGCGTCCATCTCGACCGGCAGCCAACTGTAGTCGACACCCCCGAACCTGATCAGGACCCTCTCCTCGAATATGGTGCTCGTGTAGTAACGCACCTGGTCGTCACCGAGCGCCGTGGCGTCAACCTCGAACAGCTCAACGACCTCTCCCACCGAGAAACTACGTAACTCTTCCTTCAACTCGGGCACGATACCTCCTACGGGTCGAACACCTCTCTGAACGTCGCCGAGAGCGCAAACACCCCTGCGTCTACCAGGTCGAAACTCCAGCTCGGGCAGACCCACCGCCTCGACGAACTCTCCGTCGGCATCTGCCAGTCGAATGCCTCGTAGCCACCGCGGGCCACGAGGAACGCGTCGATCTCGTCCTTCTCACTTTCCGTCAGGTTGGTCCAGCTCAGTCTCAGCGTCAGCGGGTCGCTGTTGATACCGTCTCGAGCTCTCTGAGCGAAGCCGTCACCGAAGTCGGCCTGCAGCACCCTAGGCTCGTGACCCGTGGTGAGGCCGAAGTCCGGTCCTCTCTGCGGCGCGAACAGCTCTGCCATCAGAACCTCCTGCCAGCCCGGGCCTGCTGCGGGTCTAGGATGCCCCCTGGACGCGCCTCGTCGACAAGGACCTTCTTCACCTTGACACCTATCTCATCCTCCAGCAGGCGACTGAGCTGCCGGGCCTGCCTGTCGGTTATCCGAGTACCTACCTGGACATTACCTCCCTGCCTCTCGCCGTTCACCACCACAGGAGCGGTCACGCTCACGGCTATACCGCCTCCTCCCCCGCTCTGCAGCGCCTGCGTCTCGTCTCGAGACAGTACCCTCTCGCCCCTGTGTAGGATCGCTGGAAACTCATCCTTACCTACGAGACCCGTCCCCGACTGAAAGCGCGGTGCACCGGCGAACAGGGCGGCGGGCACCATACGCCGCTGGTCCGGCGACTCCGCGCGCCCGCCCCCGTGAAACAACCCCGCGAACAGACTGCTGCCTCCCAGGGCGTTTCCGATGAACTGCTCGAACGGCTGAAACAGCGTGATCTGCAGGATCAGCTCAGACAATCTCCGCGCCAGGTTACCGAAGGCGTCACCTATACTGTCAGACTGGAACACGATCTCCGACGCCGACCGCGTGAACTCCCGGGCGATGTCCCTGGCGGCCTCCTCGGCTCGCCGCTGCTGCTCGGCGGCCTGACGTAGTGCCTCCTGGTTCTCGTTCAGACTCTGCGTCGCGGCGAGTCTGGCGTCTACGAGCTCGCGGGCCGCGTCCGCCGCCACACCCCTCGCCTTCGCCTCTTCTATCAACTTGCGACGCGTCTCCTCGATGGCCTGGTTCTCCTCCACGCGCCGAAGCGCGTCCTCGCCCTGAGCGGCCGCCCTGGCTCTCTCCATGAGCTGCTCGGTTTCGAGGCGAGTCTGCTCTAGGAAGTCCTGCCTCTCGAGGCGCGCCGCGTCCTCGTCTCGCACGCGCAGAGCCAACTGCAGCATCTGCGCCATCCTCTCGGTCTCGTCGGCAGTGAATCCGGCCTCCTCGGCCAACTTCCTAAACGCATCTACCTCGCCGAGCCTAGACTGCCTCTCCTCAAACTGCCGGAGCGCCGCCGCACCCTCCCTACGAGCCTGGGTCTCGGCGAATATAAGTTCTATACGCTCCCTGGTAGAGGCTCGTAGGTCCGCGGCCTCGTCCGTCTCCTCCTGCTGTCTACCCCCCCTAACGTCTACGTCGGACACGGACGACACCAGATCGTCGAAGAACTCCCTCGTCGTCGACGCGCCGCTCCTGAGTCTGGCGAGAGCCTGCTGCACGTTGTCCAGTCGTTCCTCGGCGTCGACGAACTCCCTGGTCTCGGGAAGAAGGTTGATGACCTCGGCCTCCCGTCCGGTCTCCCTGGCCGCCTCCCGGAGACGCTCAAACGCCTCCGCCTGCCCTATAGCGCCGCTAACGAACTCAGCCTGTATCTCGCGTACGCGTCGCAGGAACGGGACCCTCGGGTCGTCCGCGGGCGCGATTATCGCGGTCTGATCCCTGAAGAACTCGCGCAGCTCCTCGGCAGACTCGGCCGCGTCTTGGTTGAGGCGCTCCCTGGCCAGTACCAGGTCGATCTCTATAGTCCGCAACTGCTCTCGGTTGAGCTCGTCCAGGCCGTCCAGGGCCTCCCCGGCCTGTCCCTGGAGTCTAGCCAGCGCCTCTCCCTGCGCCCTGGCGGCCTCCGCAGCCTCTCGGTGACGTCCGATCACCGTGGTCAGGGTGACAGCCAGAGTACCTATCACCGCGATGGCGGCCGTCACGGGGTTCACAAGGAGGGCGGTGAGGTTGAGGAAGCGAAAGGCCAGCGCGAGGGTACGGACGGCCGCGGCGGCTGCGAGTAGGGCTGGTCCGAGCGTGACCATCAAGGCCAGCAGGCGCTGCGTCTCCTCCGGCAGGTCTCTGAAACTCGCTGTCAGTCCTCCTATCGCCTCGGACGCGGCGTCTATGGTGTCCTTCACGTCCAGGGCCTTGCCGAGTGCTGTCGCAAACTGATTCATGTTGTCCTGCAGCACGATCAGCCTGGAGTTGACCCCGCTGGCGAAGATCTCGAACTCCTCGTCGAGGGCCGACACGTTGGACGCCTCGTCGAAGGCAAGGTCCATGGATCTCGTGAGTTTGTCGAAGTTCTGCGCCAGGGGGACGATCGTCTTGTTGATCTCCTCCTGCTGTAGGTTCAACGACTCCAGTAACCGTGCACCGCGGGTCGAGGTAGGCCCGAGCTCGTTCAGCGTCTGCAGCAGCGCCAGGAAGGCCCTCTCCGGCGACTCCCTTACGAGATCCTGGAGGGCGTCCTGCGTGACGCCGGTCACGCGGGCGATCTCCTCGACGGCCTCTCCGCCCTCGCGGGCCGCCTCGTTGATGGCCCTGAATGTCCGACCCACCGACGTACCGGCGATCTCCGCCCTGAGGCCGAGGGAGGCCATCGCCGCGGCTATGCCGGCGGCGGCTGTCGTACCGGTCTCGAAGGCCGCCGTCGCGAGACTGATCTCCGTGGCCATCCGCGCGATCTCCTGCTCGGAGGCGGCGGAGTTGTTGCCGAGCCTGACGAGGACAGACGCCAATCTACGGGCCTCCTCGGTACCCTCGCCCATCACGTTGAGCATGCGGGCGATCGACGTAGCCCCCTCCTCCCCGGCCAGGTTCGAAGCGGTACCGAGGCGGGCTATCACGTCGGTGAACTCGAGGATGTTCTCTCGGCCCTGGATGCCGAGCTGACCGGCCACCTGTGCGATGGCCTGCATGTCGGCGGTCGCGACGGGTAGCGTCAGCGACAGTTCCGCGAACTCTCGCGAGAACAGCTCCAGCTCGCGTCCGGCCAGGCCCGTGGTCTTGGCGACGCCGAGCACGCCCGCCTCGAAGTCCCCGAATGCGCCGACCGTGCCCCTTAAAAGACGCGTCGAGGCCACGATACCGGCCATCGCAGCCGCGGCGTCCCGTATGGCCCTGCCTGCCCCCTCGAAGTCGCGCGTGGCGCTCTTGGCCGCGCTGCCGGCCTGCCTGAAACCCCTGCCCTGCCTGTTGAGGACGCGCGTCGCCTCGTCGCGCATCCGCATGATGAACAGTAGCTCTTCCTGCTCAGCCACGTCTCTTGCCCCTGCTCCGCCGCGCCGCGTCGAGCTCGCGCTCGCGCTGGTCGCACCCGGCCCTGGCGGCCTCCGCGGACTGCATCAGTCTCAGGCCCCTGTTCGACTGCGCAGTGACCGGTCCGTCGTCCGGTAACCTGCCATTTCGGTACTCCCCGTAGTAGAACAACAGATCTCTCCAGTAGGACGGGTCGTCCAGAACAGGCCTGCGCGGACACTGCCACTGCAGCTCGTCGTCCACCTCCACCGGCGTCACCGCCGGGTCGCGCCACACGACCTCCCCGTCCTCGTCTCGCACGACCTCGTTGGTGTCGAGGTCTCTCTCCGGCTCGGCGTAGCAGCCCCACTCGACCTGTCTGGTACACCGAGAGCAGTCGCGCTCGGGCAGCAAGCGGATGGCCACTACGCCGCGTCGTAGTTTTTTTCCTCGTCCTTCGACACCTCGCTGATTTTCTTGATCTCCCCTGCGAGCTCGGAGATCAACTGTATACCCAGCCTAGAGATACACTCGTCGGAGGCCACCTGGTACTTGCGTCCGTTCGTGTACACGCGCTTCGTATCGAACTCGATCTCGTTGCCGTCCTCGTCCAGGAAATGTCTCCAGCCGGCCAAGCCGTAGCGCACGGCGTCGATGTTCGTACTGTTGATGTGTGTCTCGACAGACACGGACCCGTCCTCGCGGTTCCCGACCGTCTGCGCCCTATCGTAGATGCGACCCATGAGGAACACGTCGAGCGGACGCAGGAGGAACACCGTCGCACCCTCCTGTATCTCGACCTCGGTTCTCTTACCCTTCTTGGGGTCCTTCGGGTCTACGGGGACCTGCCGCGTGACCTTGGCGGGGTCCGTGTTCGACACGTACTCGATCTCGTCGAGGCGGGTGATGCCCCTCAGTGCCATGATTGCCTCCTCGGCTGCCTGGCCCGTTCATGTCTGTGGTCTTGTCCGCGACCACGAGGTCCACCTTACACGGTGCGTGCTCCTTAGCAAGAGCCTGCGCCGCGGCACGAGTCAGTTTCGCACCTACGATCTCGGGAACGTCCACTCCGGCCCTCGAGACGACGTAGACCTTGATGCGGGTCTCGCTCACGAACTCGTCCTGCAGTCAACTGCAGAGCATCATATAAAGCAGACGATAAACTCATCGTCACCGTCGAACTGAGGAAACTTCAGACCCGCGTCGAAGGTACGGAAGCCGTTCCGATCCTGGTAAGTCAGTCCCGTGTATTGTATACCCGGGGCCAAGATCCACACGGTGTTACCGCGCTCCGTGCCGACCCGCATCTGGAACGGTATCGCGTCGGCCGCGGAGAACTGCTTCCAGAAATCGTTGTCGGCCACCAGGGCCGCCTCGGGGTCGAGACCACCCTCCGGACTCCGACCGACGATTCGCACGCCGTCGAAGGCGTCGCTCCTGTTGGCATCGAGCCTGGGCTGGATGTCGTTGTTCACGTTCAGACTAAACGTCTCGACGACCGCCGAGAACTCCTGCAGCCTCATCCGGGCCAGCTCAACCTGCCGAGGCTTGGTCTTCTCGAACGTCGCGGACGGGAGGGGTGTGTCGACGGGATCGAAGTACTGCCCCTGGAAGTCGAACTGCACGTTCGCGAACTGACCGCCCTGGGCGTTGATCGTGAACGTCCCCATGGAGCCCGTCATCTTGTGCTCGAGACCGTCGAAGAACATCTTCGATGTGACGCTCTCGAAGTTGTCCGACACGGGGTCCATCCGGAACCCGGTCGGGAGAGCCCAGATCACCCACCGCTGACCGACTGCGAGGTCGCCGGAGAACGTGGGCGTGGCCGTGAGTCCGCTGGCGCCGATCGTGAAGGACGAACCGCTCGTCACGACCGCGGCGGCATTCCCCTCCCCGGTCGTGTCCGACGTGACAGTGATCTGCGCCGTCGCCGACGGCCCGCCCGTGGTGACCTCGAGGTAGTAGGCGATCACGTCCTCCGTCGCGAGGGTCGAATCGTCCGGCACCCACGACACGACGTTGGCGTGCTCCCCCACGTCGAACATCTTGGTCGCCTCGGGGGCACCCATCGCCGTGAGCGACAGGCCGCAGCCTCTGAACAGGCGCGTGATGATGGGCTCGTCTCCGAGTACCCCCGAGCTCTGCTTGCCGTTGCCGCGCAGCTCGGTTTGGAAGGTCATCTGCGCGATCTTCCGCCCGATGACGTGTCGCTGCACGGACAGACTGGCCTGCGTGAAGTTACGCTCCAGGACGCTCTCGTCGACCTGGTAGTCCTGGTCGGCGGCGAGGATCGCGTCCGCGGAGGCGTCGAGAATCTCCTCCTGGTTGAACACGGCCTCGTTCTTAGCGAGTAGCAGGGCCTTACGGCTAAGGAGACTCATCCTGTCCCTCCTGTGCAGTCAACTGCAGATACAGTCACGCCTTCAGAGCGGCGATGAGCTCGTTGACCTTGGTCGCCACATCCTCGGTCGTGGCGGTCGCCGGGTCGACGATAGCGTCGACAGCAACCAGCTCGGCCTTATCGTTACCGACCTTCGTGTTCAGCACGGAAGCCAGGTCGTCGGTCTGGGCACCGGTCAGGTTGGCTCCGCCGGCGAAGTGGTCGTTGCTTACCAGAGGCATCTTCGTTCTCCTACGTCGTGTCGGGCTTCACCCTGCTACCGCGTCCGCGAGAGACGTACACCCCCCCTCGTCCGTACGGCACGTATTCCTCGACTCGTCTCTTCCTACTCCCCGTCTTGGCGCGCATCTTCCCGCTCCTCTTGGTCGAGGCGCCGGACGGTGTCTCCTCGTCCGCGACACCAGTATCGTCCGTACCTGTGTGGCCGGTCAACGTCTCGTCAGCCATGCCTTCCTCCTCGGGTCGCTACTGGTCCTCGCGCGGATCGTCGACCGACCGTCTGTAGATCACGTTTACCTCCAGGAACCCCTCGACCGTGCGGTCGGCCACGAAGTCGAGGGTCACCTCACTGGCCACCTCTACCATGTCCTGGGCCAGGCCGTCGAGGGGCGGATTCTCCCTGAGTCTCCTCTGGACCACCCCGAGGACCTCCTCGCCCTGCTCCTCACTCGACCCGCTCCCGCTCTGCACAACCCTTCGGAACTCGACGACTACCGGCAGCGTCGCCTGGACGAACGGATATAGAGTGACGGTGGTCTCTCTTCCGGGGACCACACCCCCGACGAGCTCCTTCCGCATGTCGGGATCACCTATAGGCCCCAGCCCTATCGACGAGAAGTCTATCGGATACGGGTCGTCCGGCGGCTGACCCCTCTCTACCGAGGCCAGCAGTGCCGTGAGCGCCCTCAGGACGCGTACCCTCACCGTGTCGGTCACGCGAGCAGCTCCTTGAGCATCTTGTCGAACGCCCTGTCTACGAAGCCCGGGACGACGATATCGAGCGTGTCTTCTAGACCCAGTCTCGGTGGTATCGTAACCTCCCTCTTCAACGCGTAGAGCGGTACGACGCGACTACCCCTCCGCTGAAAGATCAACAGGTTGCCGTTCTTCGACCTGGCCACAAACGTGTTTCGCCACTGCCTGGCTGATTGCTTCACGGGCGTACCGTCGCTGTTCAGTGCCGCCCTCAAAGGTATCGTCAGGTACTGCGCCTTCCTAGGCCTGATCTTACCTCCGGTCTCGTGTATACGCAGGTAAAACACCCCGCGCATCTCCCCTCGTACGGACTCCAGCGTAGTCCCGGTCACCCGGACGCCGTCCTTGAGGGACTGCATGGCCCTGCCCGACCTTCGCGAAAGCGTGTTCTTCGTCGTACCTCCCGGCCACGGCTGTCCGTGTGCCCGGGCCATGGCCTCGGCCACGCTGTCGAGGAACACCTTGAGCTCCCTGTTCATGACGGCACCGACACCCTTCCAGTTCTTTCCCAGCCGGTTCTGAAACGCGACGAGACCCCTCTCGGCGTCGCGAAACCTCCTGTTACGGAACTGGAACTCTAGGGTGATCGGTTCTCGGGCCACCTCCGTCTACTCCGATAGGAGGGCCGTCGGCGCGTACCGCGTCTTGGGCACCACCACGGCCTCGACCTGCTGCCAGAGCGACTTGCTGTCGAGCCCGGCGTCGGCGTTGGCGAACACAGGGTTGTCAGACAGCGTGGCCAGCGTGGCCAGGCGCGCCGCCTCCTGTAGCCAGGACGGTACCTGCGACAGGTCGTAGCTCTGCGGGTCGTCCACATCAGTCTCGAAGCCGGCGTCGTAGGTCACCTGTACCCACGCGGCTCGGAAGTCGTGGCGTAGAGACACCAACTCACCGGCAGACTCATTCAGTCTTACCTCTGCGGTTATGTCCGTCGGGGAGTCCTCCGGGTCGAAGCCGTCCACATGACTCGACACCAGCACCTCCACACTACCCGGTGCGACGAAGCCACGCGAAAGCAACATCTCCGTGCGTACCCCACCCGCGGTCCTGAGATTCACGGCCGGCACATGCGCCGCGTGCCTGACCTGCGGCCGCTCGACGAAGAAGAGGTCTACCTGTCCGTCCACCCGTCCGAACTCGGTCCGGAGCATAGCCGACAGCCGCGGCTCGACGCCGTCCATAGCCTTACGGACGGCCGACACGACGTCAGGCATGTCGTCGAACCCTATACTCTCTCTGACGTCGGCTACGGACGCGAGCAGCACCTCATACCTCCACGGCCTCCTCGTCATCACCGGAGTCAGAGGACGAGCCGCGCTCGATCCTCACGCCACCCTTACGCAGTCTCGCGGAGGTGGCCCGGTCTCGGTCCTCCGAAGTGATACGGAACCCGAGCACACTCGAGAGAGCGTCTACCTGAGGCTTCCCGGACTTCGTGAAGTGATCCTCATTGTCGGGATCGAGCTCCAGCGTCGCCTTGCGGATACGCTCGTCCTTCTCGTCCTGAGGCATGTCCAGGAACTCGCTCTCCATGCGCTCTCGCTCGCGCTGCTCCTCATCGACGTCCCTGTAGTCGAAGTACTGTCGTCGAGACCGTACGATATCCTCCAGAGAACGCGGGACGGGTACCTCTACACCGCGGCGAAAGACGTACCCCTCGACGCTGTAGGTTCGTGGTCCCTTCAGAGTAGCGTACAAAGCCATGACCTTACCTCCTGTAAGTCAGCCGATAAAAATGAGGGGACGGTGTGACCCGCCCCCTACGTCGTTATACGCCTCGGGTCCACGGCGTAGTCGTCAGACTACACCGCCAGATCCTCACTGCGCAATGTTGTTGTACACCACCATCGCATCGGGCTCCTCGACCTTGAAGTCGATGCGGAGGGTCAGGACGATGATGTACACGCGAGCTGAGATGTCCTTGTCGAACTCCATGCTCACGTCGCGCTGGATGCCGAAGATGAGGTTGTTGGGGTTGGTGAAAATACCCTTCGTGTTCGGCATGAGGCTTGCCGCACGCACCGGGGTCCCGAACGCAAACGCGTCGCTCAGGCCCGTGGTCATACTGTCGCCGAGTCCGGTGCCGCGACTCGCCAGGCTGTCCCGGTACTCCGTCTCCTGGTCCTGCGAAACGTAGTGACGCATGGCGCCCCGATTCCGGAGGAACTGGTCGGGCATGGTCTTGATGCCCTGCTTGAACACGGCCTTCGAGATCGCGGCCCCCGCCACGTCGGCTACGTTACCGTCGGTCTCCCCGATCTTGAGCCAGCCGTCCAACTGGGCCAGGAACGTGTCCCCGGAACCGGTGTCCGCCGTGATAGCGAGCTCCTCGAGGTCCGTAGACGACCGCTCGGCGATCAAGTCGATCAGAGTCTGACGGAGACCTCCGGGACCTGTGTTCGAGGGCTCGTTGTTCGCCGCCGTGGCACGCTCAACGTTGTCCTCGAGCACGTCGTACGGCAGACGGACCTCTGCGATCTGCTCCTTCGTATCGAGCTGGATCTGCTCAGTCACCGGCTTCGCTCGGTCGGCCTCCGACAGGGCCGTGGCGCTCGTAGCCTTGCGGAGGATACGACTCGTGAAGCCGATCTTGTTGATGTTGCGCTTCGGAGCCCGCATCTCGACGACGCGGGCGTCGTTGATGGTCGTAGGTTGCTTGATCAACTTACGGATAAACCGCGCGCCCTCCTCCGGCTGGAGTGCCCCGCCGTTCGCCTCGAGATCAGCGATCGTGAGGTCTGCCTTGTTCAGCAGTTCCTGGGTGCTCGTCATGTCCCCTCTCTCCTCAGTAGACTCGTCCCGACGGGACCGGTCACTCTGCCTTCATGTATGCGGTGTCCAGGTACGGAGGCTCACCCGACCGCGTCGAGTTGCTCTTCGCCACACGGATCTCCTCCTGCGGCGCCTCCGCGTTCGTGGTGCCCTTCAGCACCTTCTCCGTGTCGGAGACACGCGAGCTCAGACCCTCCACGCTCTTGGAGATCTTGTCGACCGTCTCGGTGAGTTCGCCGAGTGTCTTCTCCATCGAAGTCGCGGTGTCCTGTACCTGCTTCTGCAGGTCGTCTCGGAGCGACTTGACCACCTCGTGGAGGCCGCTCGCCTCCGTCCCTTCAGACTGACTCTGATCCTCCTGAGAGGGCTCTTCCTGAGCGTCGGTCTCACCGTCGGTGCCGGAGGCGGAGCCCTCGGACGTCGAGGTGGCGGACGCCTCGGACTCCGCCCCGGCCGCCTCCCCCTCCGTGACCTCGGGCTTCTTGGTCTCGACCGGCGTAGACTTGTCGAGCTTGAACGCCTCGACGGGGATGTTCGACACCAGCACGCCGACCCACCGCTTAAACTCGTCGACGGCCTTCTCGATCTCACCCTGGGCCTCGTCCGGCGTGTCGACTTTCTGCATGATGTTGCCGATGGTGTTGTTCAGCATGTCGCTCCCGAGCCGCAGCGACGGGAAAAACGACTCCTGACTGAACACCTCGTTGAACGAGGTCGACTCGAAATTCAGGTCACTGAACGCCTTCTCGATGTGGCTGATGATCAGACCGAGGTCATCGTCGATCTTCAGCACGCCGATCTCCTCGGCGGGCACCCCCGGCTGGACGAAGTAGACATCGCCGTCCTTCGTCTCCTGCTGCTCGATGCTCAGCCCGGCCTTCTGGAGTCGGTCGCGCACGAGGTCAAGGTCCGCTCCCTTCCGCACCACCGCGGCGACGACGGCCGGGCCGACGCTCTCCTCCTTACCGAACATGCGTCGACCGAGGGCGTACAGGTCGAGTCCCATCTCGTTCTCTCCCTTCGTGAATCGGAACGGCACGCGATTCGCTCCCTTTGTTACCAGAGAAAGGAAGTCTACGTCAGCCCCCTCCAGTTGGTTGGCACTAATCTGGACCTTTGGCATTTAGGATACCCTCCACAAAACTGAACCGGTGCTTGTGCCCCTGCGCCTCTTTCGTAAACGTCCCGTGCACGATCTGGTGCGTATGCCCGTCCGGTCCGGGTCCCGTAGAGCCCCCCAGAAACTCACCGCTGTCCGAGAACCTGACCTGGAAGTCGTGCGAGTGTCCGGCCACCTCGTCGGTCTCTCCCTTCAGCACCTCTGGGAGCTCGACCTCGATCGTCGTCGGCTTCTTGAACCCACGCCCCCCTATCGAGAACCCGTTCAACTCACCCTTCTTGATCTTGTCCCAGAGGTCCTGGTCCTCGACCTTCACCGCGGCGACCCACGCACCCGCGATGAAGTCGGGGTCCCCCTCTCTAGCGACGAAGCTCTCAACGATATAGCTCCCCGACTCCTTGCCGTCGTGCTGCACGTCCACCTTGTTCACGCCGCCCTTGGCCATGAACGCGTAGGCCATGTCGCGGACGCCCTCCGCCGTCATGAAGTCACCGTCGCTGTCCGGGAACCCCGGGACGTACACCTCGCCCCAGACGATCTGCAGCTCCTCATCGACCTTCTTCAGCTCGGAGACTTCCATGACGTCGCTCTTGTTCGCCTCCTGACTGGCCAGGATCGCGGCCGCCTGCTTCAGCGCCTTCTCCTTGCCGTCAGGTCCGGTGAAGCACGTCCCGCCACGGCCCCACTTCCAGCCGGGTTCGTTGTCCTTCTGGCAGCGCATGAGCGGCACGGATACACCTCGTACACCACATATCGTGTCTACCTTTACCCTCGGACAAGAGTGCAGTCAACTGCAGGCCCGAATGCGCCCCGCGTGTGATCTGAATAAAAAAAAAGCCGACGCTAGGCCGGCCTCAGTCGGGAAGGTATAGGTTTCGGTTAGTCGATGCGGTTTCCGTTCATCACGTCCTCGACACCAATCTCTTTACGACATCCATATCGATCAACATCGACTCGATCTCATCGAGGAGGTCGTCGTCGCTCGGGTCCTCCGCGACCCACTGCTGCCGCGGGATGACTACCTTGAGGTCTGAACGCCGACGGACCTCCCCGAAGACGTTACCGAAGTCTGAGACCTCCCACCTGAACTCATAGGCGTCGTCGAAGATCGGTGTGGAACCATATGCCTGCATCTCTTCTACCCTCCTTGGTCTGATTTATCGAACGAAGCACTTCCCGTTGTGAGGTCCGACTCCCCTCCAGACCTGAGTCCCGCTCCTCAAGGTCCGAGAGAAGACGAACTTCATCTCGAGGTCGAGAGTGTTGCTCTCGTCGTTGACGTCGTGGACTGTCCCCTTCGCCCAGAAGGACTTCTGGTTAACCACCGTGACCTCGAGTGTTCCCGAGAAACCGAAGAACTTGACACCGCCGGAAGACCAGGTGTTACTAAACTCAACCATCTGACCTTGCTCAACCATCTTACCCTCCTTGGTCTTGGGATTTGTGTTTGTATTCATACTCTTAACTTAGGAGGTAGGATGTAGTTTGTCAAGTAGGCAGGTAAAGATTTTTACGTTTTTTACCTGTTCGTTTTCGTGGGATCGACCTCGATCTCGAGACCCTCCGCAGAGGCCCACACCCACTTCAGGCGACGTGCCTCCACAGGTACGTCCTCGGGAGACACCTCCGTCGCGACCGCGGCCTCCTCGTCAGTAAGCTCCTGCTTCTCTACCTTATCACTCACTCTATCAACTCCGCTTCTACGACCCTCACTCCGTTTATGGTCTCCTGCGTGACCTTAGTCAGGCGTAACTTGGTACGCCTCGCTAGTAACAACTCTGACTCGAAGGAACTGCCTCCGACCTCTGACTTACCTATAGGTATAGCTCTCGTACCTCTTTTCAACTTGATACGAAGGACCACGTCTTCTAGAGGATTCTCGACGAAACTCTTCATTACATCTCTGTCCGTTGTAACCGACATAAACCCTGGATCTCTTACAGCAGATCCCTCCAAGAAAGACAGGTCGTCTACACCAAATGTATCTTTAGCCTTTCTCACACCCCTGTACACGACCACATCTCTCTGGATCGCAGACACCCTGACTACTGAGTCAAGTGAGTCGACAACACGCTCGAAACCAAGAAAGTCGAGCCTGTCCTCAGAGACCTCGGCTATTATAGTAGGAGGTAGTGTCTGACCTCTCAACCTAGCATTCAACGCCAAGTACCCATCACCCTGATAGAACTCTACCATGTTTCTCTCGGTTGAAGTGAGGTCTCGCGCTATGGTGGCCTTCTCAACAAACTCTTTGTACCCCTTAGTCCCTACGAACTCCTTGAAATCAGCCTGCTCGACAACCGGGGCCTCCACCTGCTGCGTATCCGGTGCCTGCTGCACGGGCACCACCTCGGTGACCGACCCCGCCTCGACCAATACGCCCCGGCAATTCGGATGGTACGGTGGACTTCCCAGGTTCTCGTCCTGAAGCTGCTGCGGCGTTTTCGAGCGGAGGACCGCCACCGCTTCCGGCTTCTGACTGGGCCACGGCGCTACGCTCCTGAGCTCCTGCGGATCCTGCGTGCGTAGTGCTCCGTCTATCCTCGAGAATTCCTTGCTTACCTCGAACGTCTTGCCATGCATCGTCTCGCAGACGGGACATATCCGGTCGTCGAGTATCTCGCTGACCTGATAAGTCGTGATCTGGAGCTGCTGCGCCTCGGCGAGGAACCCAAAAGTCACGAGGCGGCTAGTGAACAGGTTCGCCCCGATCTCGGTGACACTGCGACCGCCCCCGAGCACCACCCTGTTGATCTTCTCGACCAACACCTCGTCTGCCTGCTTCTGCAGTACCTCCCCGTCGTCGTCCTTGCTCAGGCGCTGCTCCTCAGCGTCAAGTAGTCGGTCCAGGCGGTCCCGCAGTCCGTCAGACAGGTCCTCGAGCAGCTCGTCGAACTGCCTCACCGCGTTGTCGACCACCTCGCTGACCGACACGCCGCCCTGCACGATCGCCGTCTGCTCTACCTCGGTGAGTCTGGCCCCGCCCAACAGCATCGCCGACACAGCCAGCTCCTCCAGCCTGTTCCGTATCGCGTCGACCACCCCTCGCGTGGAGATCGAGTCCGCAGCGTCGGACGCCTGCTTGAACTTCCCCTCCGCGAGTAGGTCGGCAACCTGTCGTGCCTTCTCCTCGGCCTCCGCCCGCCACGCCTCGAAGACCGCGTCGGCCACGGTGGACTCCAGCGACAGGAAGGCCTCAACCTTGACCACCTCAGCCCCCGGTCATAGAGGCCATGACAGACAGCGTGCACGCAGACAGTCTGGCCAGACCCTCGGGGTCGTTCTCCACGTCGTTGTACTGGAGCGCGGCCAGGGCCTGCCGGAACTTCGCGTACCCGTCCTGGTCGAGGGTACTGGTGGCCAGGGCTACGTTCTTCTCGACCTCCACGAAGTCCCTCTTCCGCATGGCAAGCAAGACCTCGACGGCGAGCGCAGACGCTCTGGCGTCGCTCTTATCGAACGCGAGGACCTCAGCCGGCTGACTGTCCGGAGGTCCATCCTGTGGCTGCGACGTCTCGTCGGACGACGGGTCGACCGACTGCTGCTCGACCTCGTCTACTCCCGACTGCTCCGACACCTTGATGTTCAGCCCCGTGCACTCGTTCACCACCGAGACCACCTCGTCGGAGTCTACGTCTCCGGTGGCCGCCGCCATCTGCAGCCCCTCGAGCTTACTGCTGATGTCGGCGATCACGATAGGCAGCGATCGCATCCTCACGTCGTCATACCCAAGAGCAGGCAGTAGCTGAGTAGTGACGATCTCATCGAACTCCTGGCGCTCAGGAGCGAACACCTGCTCCTCACCCACCCTGTACGACGTCCAGGCGGTCGCAAAGCTGTAGTCCTCAGCCTTGCCGATGAAGATGGGGGGTACGCGGAAGCCGACGCGCGTGTGTTCCGACGTGCGCTCGTCGTATTTCAGGAACATCGCGTCGCTCTGCCTCTCTCCCCCGAACCTCTCAACGCTCACACGGGAGTTACCAGGACTGTCGATGGTCCCTCCCGACGGCTGTACTTCGAACACCAGGACCTTGTTCTTCTGACTCGGTCCCATGCTCATCATCTGCTGCAGCGATCTGCGAGCCCTCTCCGTCAGTACGCCTCCCTGCAGGAAGATCATCGCGGGCGGTACGCCCCCGCTGTTGAAGAAGTTGAGGTTCAGCTCCTCGGCCTTGCGGGACCCGAGGACAGACGGCACCTGCGATATCCACCGCGGCAGACCGTACGGGGAGTTGCCGTCCGGTATCAGACGGAAGCAGAGCACCTCGGTAGCCCTCCTGTCGAGGGGTACATCCTGCTGATCCCCCCACTCGCCCGTCGTCTTGTCGAGTTCACGTCGAACACCGAAGTCCTTGAAGAACCGCAATTTGTTGTTCGTGGATAACTGGGCGTACCGTCGCTGACGCATCTCTACCTTGAGCGTCTCCTCCTGTCCCCTGCGTTTGACCGTGACATCGACCGGCACCGGCCTGTCCAAGCGGACCAGACGCATCGAGACCGAGCGCATCTGCCTCAGCAACACGATCTCGCCGCCAGCGTTCCTGATCACCTCGAGGTAAGCCATCCCGGTCTGCTCCAGGTCCCGACGCAACTCCTTCCGCATCGTGACGAACGACTTGCCCGGCCACGGCTCCTCGAAGAACTCCTCTAGGTCCCTGATCTTCCTTTCGTCGTCGTCGGTCGGATCGTCACCGCTCTTCATCTCGAAGACGAACCCAGTACCGTCGACGTTCGTGACCATGGCCTCCACGCAGGGGGCGAGCGTGTTGTTCTCCTCCTGGGCCAGGCGCTGCAACAAACGCAGGTTGAAGGGGGGCTGTATCAGGCCCTTGTCTCTGTCCTCCCCGATATAGAACGGCCTGAACTCGTCGTCTACCTCGATTGCGTTCGAGATCAGCACCCCGTCCGCGTTCTCCTGCTTGTCGAGCTCGTGCACGTCGTAAACGGCGTAGTTCTCGTCCGAGGTCTGGTCGTCGGGCACGTTGGCGCTCCTTCCTGGTACCACCCCGTCAGGTCGCGGGTACGGGGTGTGCAGTCAACTGCAACTCCTCCACGTCTCCCATGTTATAGCCCAACTGTGCGTCGACAGGGAAGGGCACAGTCGGACGCCATCCGACTCGCTCCAGCGGGAGGTTCTCCATGATCTCCGCCTGTTGTCTAGCGAGTTCCTCGGCCCTCGACTCGGACACGTAGCTCACCGAGTTGTCGTGTACCATACCGCAGACCACCAGGTCGTCCTCGTCGAAAGAGGCCTCGATCTCGGAGACCGCGTAGACCATCATGTCGGTAAGCGTAGACTGGATAGGTGAGTTGATGGCCTGCCTTTCAGCACGCGACTGCACGACCCAGTCCCTGCTCGCTATGTGGGGTAGGTGCCTTATCCGACCCAGCGGACTCCTGACCATCTTGTACTTGTGCGCAGTCCTGATCATCCGATCGTGGTACGTGAGCAGACCCGGGTAGAGCTCGAAGAACGCGTCTATCATCTGCTGCGCCTCTTCGAGCGTCAGACTGATACCGTAGTTGGCCCAGGCGTAGTCCACGAACCCGGCGGCCCTCATACCGAACAGTAGACCGAAGTTTCCCGCCTTGGCCCGCGTGCGCACCGACTTGAACATGTCGGAGTCACTGTCCTTGAGTCTCAGAAACTCGGCCAGCGCGTAACCCGCTAGCTTCGCGCCGGTGATCGAGTGAGGGTCCTGACCCTCCAGGAACGCCCTCGCCAGGGTCGGCTCCGGCGCCACCTCGGCCGCCACACGCAGCTCTCCCTGTGCGTAGTCCTCTATCAGGATCTTCATCCCGGGCGGGGCCACAAAGCAGCGTCGTATCTCCTTCGCCCACTTCGTCTTGTTCGGTAGCGTCTGGTACGGAGGGTCCTTGCAGGCGAGCCTGCCGGACACGGTACCCGACTCCTCACGGTCCATGTAGTCCCCGTGGAACAGCATGTAGCTCGGATGCAGCAACCCGTCGTCCCTCACGTCGTCCAGAAACCCGTCTACGAAGGACGACTTCGTCTTCTCCGCCCCGTTCAGCTCCTTCAGCACGTCGCACATCGCAGCCGCATCGGGGTGGTCGCGAAACATCTCGAGGTGTGCCCTCGTCGTCGACGGCTCACCGGTCTTCTCCGTCCTCATCTTCGGTCGTAGTCTGAGGCCCCTTTTCCCGAAGAAATACTCCTTGACGAGCGCGGGAACCAGCGGCGACTTTCCCCTCCGCGCTTGGTCTTCAATTTTGTCAGAGTACTCCCTGCGCAGGCCCGGTGTCAGCAGACTCACTGCCCTCTTGCGTTGCTCTACTATCTCCGACTCCAAACGTGACTGGAGCCTCGCGTAGCGGTCCTTGTCTATCCAGACCCCACAGCGCTCCACCCTCTCGAATGCGCGGGCACCGGGGTGGAGTATGTTGACGTAGAACCGCGCCAGGACCCCGTCCCCCAGCAGCTCGTCACGCTCTTCCTCCGCCACCCTGTAGGTCGCATCGCAGTCTCCTCCCTGGTATTCCAGCAGGTCGTTCGGCGGTACGAGGTCCATCCTGCCCTTGTCGTACTTGGCGTCGAACTCGGCCTCGTAGCCGCCGATGTCAGTGTAGGTCTTCGCGTGCAGACTGAGGCTGTTCCGTCGGTTCTCATTGAGCAGGGACCCCACGAGAGTCGTATCCAGGCGGAAGTTCGTACACTCGACGCCCCACTTCAACCACAGCCAGTGCAGGTCGAACTTGAAGTTCGCGCCCCTCATGGATACGAAGTCCGCCTGTAGTAGCCACCTGACGTTCTCCAGCAACCTACTCGACAACTGCACAGGGTGCGTCCTCGGACCTACGTACGCGCAGTCGGCCCTGCCGGCCGCGTCTGAGAATCCGATCGAGACGATGTTCTTCGACCTGGCCCACGGGTCCAGGCCCTCGGTCTCGAGGTCGCAGGCTACGGCTACCCGCTCACCCGTATCCTCGTGTCTCTTCTTCACGCGTCGTATCAGGTCCTCGAAGTCGGCCACCCACCTGTACGTCCCGGTCGAGGGTAGCATCGACCCCGTGCGAGACACCCTCGCGGCCAGCCTACAGTCCCACTCCAGGTACGGCTCCTTACCCGGGTCGTTGTCCACGACGCCGGGGTCGTAGGTCACGAACAGGGGCACCTCAGAAGACCTGAACTGCCTCTCCCTGAGCGAGTCGATCGTGCGGTTACGAGGCAGTACTCCCGCCCCCTGCAACTCCTTCACTGCTGCCGACCCGCAGACGAGGACGGGATGATTCTGTACGACGGCGTCTCGTACCCCTTCCGGCTCGACGCACCTCACCTGGTCTCTCGAGAGGCCGCCCCTGACGAGTGCGTCTAGGACCCTGCGCCGCGGCTCTCCCCTGCGGACCACGACTATCATCTGACACGCTCCCACCCGTCCTCCTGCCTCCACTTGGCCTTACACTTACCATCGTCCCTCAGCTCCAGGAACACGGTCACGTAGGGCGGCCGCGCACGATACATGACGAACTCTACGCCCTCCCGTACGCACACGACGAACTCCTCACGGCCCCTCACCTTCCTCGATCCTACGAACATCAGCGTCAGACGGAGTGGGTTATCGTCAGGACCAGGTACCGGTATCGGGACTTCCGAGGCCCCGTAGTTCTCTCCGAACGAAGACGAACGCCACACAGTCATCTCGAAGGTATCGGCAACGTTCGCCAGCCTCACTCCTCCATCCACTGCCAGCCTCCTCCTACACTCGCCGTCGCGCGTCCCAGCCCGCAGCCCAGGTACGACACCTCTACCTCGATCGAGTCTGCGGACACGGACAGTACGACCATGTCGACTCCCTCCTCTGCCAGACCGGGGAACAAGGGGTCCTCGGTCGACACCAGGTCGCCCCCCTGCACCTGCCCTATCATCTCCGCCAGTCTCACGTCACTTCCCCTGTATCTTCTTGATCACCGGCACCGGCGTCGAGACGTTCCCGACCGCCGCGAGTATGGCGCCCACGGTACGCGCAGCATTGTCCGGTACAATTACGTCTAAGTGTGCGGACATGTGTCCGTCCTGGTGATACGCCATACACACCTTCTGTAGCTGCACTCTGTCTTCCTCGTCGACGTTCTCGGCCCTCACACTCAGCGCCGTGCCAGACACTCTCGCCGCTATCTTGGTCCCCCTGTCCGTCCAACCCACCACGAAGTAGCGACTGCCTGGACTCGATCCCTTGACTGGCTGGTAGAGCCTGGTCGCGTCCTTCAGCAGGACGGGGGTCATCGACGTCATCTCGTTCTCCGAAACCTCGCCGTGGTGCTCGACGCCATCGGGTACGGAGACGTCCGTTCCGGGGGTGATCTCTACGTCGACAACTGTCTTGGCCTGTTTCTGCTTCTTTAACCCGAACAAAGCATCGGCGACGATGTCCCTGAGTTTGTTGACCGTAGCGAGATTGCACGTCTTTAGTGCCCCCTTGGAGGCCCCGTCCTGCGTATTGTGCACCTCGAAGAACGCACCCTTCGGCACCTCCTTCGTCACAACGGCGGCGCCGGCCTCGAACACGAGCTTCTCGCCCGAGACGTCTCGCCAGACCGTCAGGTCCTCGGACTCATAGGTGAGCTTTAACAACGAGAGTAACACCTTCTCGTCAACCTGTATCATCGCAGCCATACGACCCTCCTTGGTCTCCTAGACGTCGTGTACCTCGGATCCGACATCATCGTCGTCTACCCTACCGAAGATCGACCACCTCGTACCCTCGAGGTGCATCACCCGTCTCCCGCTCCCGGTATCGAACGACGTGTAACTGCACGAATCCCCCCACTTCTTCTCCCTCGCCTCTACCCTCGTCACACCGTAGTACTCTACCAGGAAGTCTACCTGCTCCTTCGACTCAACAGCCTTCTCACAGTAGTGCTCACGCACATACCCTATCGCGTCGATAGTACCACAGAGAGAGACCATGGCTGCCAGCACCGTACCCGTACGTCCGTGCCCCCCTATACACCCTACATGTACCTTCTTCCCGTCGAACACCTGCTCGACCAACCACTCAACCATGTCGCGGAAATCAGAGGGATTATCAGGCGCACATCTGTCACTGACGGGGAACAGGAACTCAGTACCGTTCCTCCACGGCCACGCCCGTCTACTCACCCGCATCGAGCAGTCCAGTCCAACGTAGACGTCAGCGTCAGTCACGACCGGGCTCGAGCACGAACCCCCGTAGACTACTGGTCCGTCGTCCCACAGAGCTATAGGTTGATGACCAGTGTAACACCTCTTGACCTTACCAATCATGTCTGGTCCGTTCTTATGTCTCTTATACGACATCTCGCTCGACCTTCTTCACTACCAGATCAGGCATGACCCAGAACGCGCTCTCGTCTTTGGTCGCCAACTGGTTAGCCTTATATGTGTCGTATGACATCAATGAACCAGCCTCCTCTACGAGAGACCAGTCTACGTAGTCTCCGACCAGATCTCGTACATAGTCTTTCATAAAGTATGCAAGAGTACTTGTCTCTTTAGTCAAGAAGTGTACCCAACGACCCTCTACTATACCCTCGATCACCTGACCTGACCTCTGTACATCCAGTAACTCTATCAAATAGTTCGAGTACATATCGTAATGCATACCTTTATTGAATATAGGTCCGTTGTTGTGACACAGACTCCACACCGTATCCAAGAACATCTCCGGCGTGTAGCTCCCGTCCACGTAGCGAACGACGTTCCTCGCCACCTGTGCCCACGGCTCTCCACCGAACTGCTTACCGAACATACCCTCGCGAAACGCCAGGTCCACCGCTCTGAACGCGTCACCTACGGGTACGTACGCACAGGATAGGATGCCGTCTGGAGCTCCGCCGCCGGCCATCATGAACCTGACGAAAGACGCCGCATCCAGAGAGGTCTCGTCTACTAGACGCTTCTCCAACTCTGGATCATCCTTACTGCCACAGTGACGCATCTCTCGCGTACAGATCACGATGGAGTAGAGGAGAGCCCGTCCTACCGCCTTAGCTGTACGCCCCCTCCATGCAAGCAGGTGTCGGTACAGGTCGTCACGAACGACCTCGTGTTCGTGATGCACCCTGTGCATGAGACCCAACGCCTGAACACCCACATAGAAGTCCAGCATGTCGGTCTCAGGTCTAGTCGAGTCACATAGTGACATGGTTAATCTGTTGTATATCTGATTTACAGACACGTGAGATACGTCTCGTGGAGAGAATAACGGAGACTTTCGTATCTCAGCTATGCAAGTCAAGTGTACCCTCCTTGGTCTCACCTAGTATACTAGTCCTATACACACTATCAGTCAATATTTAATGCCTAGTCCACTCTCCGATAGTCATACCTACACGTCTAGCCAGTACCAACAACCACGTCGGACACCTACGCACCAACTCCTCCTGCTCGGTCGTCTCGACGGCGCCCTCATAATACGCGGACCGAAGCACCTTTACTACGTCACCTCTAACCCCGCTCGCCTTCAGGACGAGAGCCATGATCGTACCCGTCCGCCCCTGTCCGAAGTGACAGCCAACACCCACCGTACCAGCCCTCACTCCCTCTGCGTAGACAAATACGACCGACCTCAGTACCTGCCATAGCGTGGGTACACCGAAGTCTCGGACACCCACGTACAGGTCTCCGGACGCGACGAAGCCCTCTCGCAGGCACAGTGTGCGTACGAGTGGGTACTGAATACATACCTTGTCGTACGCACCTCCGACCATGACGAACAGGCCGGACCTGCCGTGAGATACTAAGACACCCACCGGGTCCAGGCCCACGGTACGGTGTGTCGACGTGTCGCGTGAGAGATCAACGGCGGTCATCTACGTCTCCATCTTGAACACAGACAATACCCTGCCGTCCTCGACCCACATCAGGAAGTCCTCGAACCTACGGTTGGCGAACTCGTGTGTGACCGGTGCCGAACGTCTAGCCATACGTCTTATGCGTGCCGCCACATCACCCCCCATACCGAGGGCGCGAGCGTCCTGAACGGCCCCTCTCGTAGGCTCGTACTTACGAAAATCCTCGTGACTACTCTCCACGCGCCCTGTCTCCTCGTATGATCTCCAACGACCGCGGCGCGTCGATGACCAGCCTCACGTAAGCCGGTGAGCTACGACTCCCCACGGACAGAAACACGTCCGGAAGGACTTCGGTAGCCAGGTCCTCGGTGATCTCGAACCTCTCGCCGTCCTCCCTAACCACGATGCACCCCGCCGGTTTACTGACTATATCGCATACTACCAACACGGCGTCGCCGACATACAGGTCTTCTCCCTCGTGCATCGTAAGGACTAGTGCCACTCCGTCTCTCCTGCCTCTAGGTACCCCAGCAGCAACTGGCCTGGGACGAACAGCTCACCGACCGGACACACAGACAAGGACTGCTCCTCTGCCTTACTCAGTACGACGTCCATGATCTCTCTACCCCCGAACAGTTCGTCCGCAACGTCGTCTCGTACCATGAACGGAACACCCGATAGCACCTCCCTCAGGTTCTTCGCCTCTCTCAGGTTCTTGAACCCAGCATACTGACTGGTAGTATGCGCCACCAGCCTGTGCTGATACCCGGATAAGTCGTGCTGCATCATCCGCGACAAGACGTCCTCACACCAGTCCTGAAACGACGACTCCGTATACGGCTCCACAAGGTACGTCATCTCTCCCGGCAGCACGTACCGCTCTCGAGAGCAGTCTACGACCAATACAGACGGACCGCACTCTACCATAGCACCAACTACCATCTCCACGACCTCGTCAGGTGTCGTACCGAGTCCGTACAGTAACTCCATCTTCACCCAGTAGGGACACCCCGACACCGGTTCGTCGAACCCGGCACCCACGACACGCCGTGCAGTCAACTGCAGTGCTGTGTCGAGACCCGGCGGGTCACCGTCCTCCACAGGTACGTCCTCATCAACCCACACCGAGCCGCTCTCGCCGCACACCGTCAGTATGGTGTCTGCCGTCAGCGGTACCCCATTCAGGTACACAGCTCCTGCCTCATTGAAGCTCAGGTCGTTACACCCTACCACGCAGGGGACCCCCATCGCCCGCGTCACCACGGCGGCGTGGCTCGTCGACCCTCCGTTACGAGTCACCACCGCGGCCGCCTTGCGAATTGCCTCGACGTCCTCCGGCGAGGTGTCGTGTACGACCAGCACCTTGTCCTCCGTATCCTCGTCTCGAGAGTAGGCGGCCCTTCCCGACCCCACGCCCGGTGTCACTGCGATACCCTTGCCCGTCGGCTCGACGTCGTACCCCTCGCGCACTCTCGGTCGAGTAGCGGTCTTGTAGTGCTCCGGCCTGACCATCCTGACCAGGTCGTCGCCGCCCACCATACCCCCGTCTACCATATCGGAGAAGATGCGGAACGCCGCCTTACCGGTCCTCTTGCCGGGACGAGCCTGTAGGACGTAGAGCACGCCCTCCTCGACGGTGAACTCCACGTCCACCATGTCGCGGTACTCGTCCTCGAGGACCGCCGAGACGGTCGTCAGCTCGTCGTAGACCCTCTTCCACACAGGTCCGAAGTCACCGTTCTCCGCCAGTCTCAGGTCGTGGGGGGTCACCCTACCGGACACGAGGTCCTCCCCCTGAGCGTCAGGCAGAAACTCTCCGTAGATCCCTCTATCGCCGGTTCGCGGGTCTCGCGTAAACAGCACACCGGTGCCGCTGTCCGGACCTCGGTTACCGAACACCATCTGTTGCACGACCACGGCCGTGTACATGTCATCAGACAAGCAGTCGGCTCTCCGGTAGGCGACGGCCCGTTCGGATGACCAGCTCCTGAACACCGCCGTGATAGCCTCGTACAGTTGTTCCTCCACCGTGTCAGGCCACTCCCTGCCCGTGTACTTCTCGAGGGTGTCCACTAACCTTTGTACACGGTCCAGGTCGTCGAGCAACTCATCGTGCAACAGCACGTCCCACATGTTCGTGAGCGTCGTCTCCGATACACCCCACGCGGACGTCGCGAGCGACCACACCAGGTTCCGTAAACACCGAACAGCGGTAGCGTCTCCGACGTCCTCCTCGACGTCCCGGTAGGTCTCGGACGTGACGCCTACGTTCAACACCGTGTCCATCATGCCCGGCATGGAGACGGGAGCACCTGACCGTACCGACACCAGCTTCCCGTCGAAGCCGCCTGACTCGCACGGAAACATGGCGGACACTACTTCGCCCACGAGGCTCTTCACGAACTCGTGACGTCCGTCTTCGTCCTCGTAGTACCTGTGACACGCCGAGGTCGGGACGACCACCCCGGGCGGTATCCTGAGATACTCCTGCTCTATACGAGACATACGGACGAGACCTGCGCCCTTACCCCCCAGCAGCTCAGGGTCGGGCTCGACGCTCGGTACGACGTCACCAAACCTCACGATGTCCATGTAACCCTCCTTGGTCTCACCTAGTATACTAGTCGTTATGTGTCGAAATTACAAGTATTTTTCGATACAACTCGAGACCCTGCAGCAGCCTCACCGCCTCCCCTGATCGCGCCACCACGCGTCTACTGTCTACGTCTCCGTCCTCCCCTGCCTCGTCCCACAGGGCCAGTGACGACAAAACGGCGGTGCTGTGTACGTCATGCCACAGGCCCTCGTCTACCAGACGCAGGACCAGGTGTGCAACGGTCAGGAGTGTCTCTCGTCCCTCTCCACCCCCCACACGAGACAAGACGTACTCGACCAGTCTATACACGAGCGATACGACCCTGGCCGAGTCCTTGTGAGAGCGTACACCGCGCACGATCTCCTTCTTCAGGTTATCTACAAGGTCCTCGCGCAGCACGTAACCGTCTGTACGCGCCAAGTCCGAGGCCCTGAGCACAGCCATGGCCGGGAAGACAGCTTCCACCACGTCTCGATCAGACACTCTCACCTCCCAGTGACTGAACCTCGTCCTTTACCCTGTCGTCCGTCTCGTCGACCGAAACACCCTCGTCATCGTACTCATAGTCGTAGCCGTGCCCGTCCAGCCAATCCACGAACTGCGACAACCCAACGTCGGACCCGAAGACGTACCTAGGCAACTCGGTCCTCCCTCTGTACCTGCTCCAGTATAGATGCAGGCATATGCTCGAGCCCGACCTCGTGCCGGAGCCACACCTCGCGCTGACGCACGAGACCGAACGCCACCCCCGCCATAGCATCGGCAACGTCCTTACTGAAGTTAGGGGGGTGATCGATCTTGTTCCGCTTGAAGTCCCTCTCCAACGAGACGATCTCCTTCTCGGCCTTGGCGTGAGGCGGAGCCTGCACGCGCCGGTCATAAAGAGCCTGCTTCAGCACGTCATACGGCTGGGTCGTCGCGTCCACGCTCTGCACCCCCGTCGAGAACCCCTTCTGACTGAGGATCTGGAGTGAGTCCCTCGACTGCCACGAGTCGTAAGTCACCCACTTCACCGGGCACCCCAGGTCGCACAGCGCGTACAGTAGCTCCCTGATCTTCTCGAACGACACCTCTCCTCCCCGCGGCGGCCGCACTTCAAGCAACACATCGTACTCGACCACCGGCAGAGTCTCCACCTCCTGACCGCGCCGCACGTGTACGAACCCGGGTACGTGGCCCACGGCGACCCCGGCCGAGTCAGAGCTCAGGCCCAGGTCCACGTGAGCGAAGCGTGGCTCGGACAGGTGACGCATCCGCTTCGGGTATATCTGGACCTTCGTACCTCGGAAGTCACACCACTCCCGACTCAGTATCCTAGGCGATGTCCCAAAGCACGCAGCGACTGACTCCCTGTCCTGGATGAACGGGTGCACCGCCAGTGTAGAGACGCCCCCGATATCCCGCAGGGCCGCCATGAGGTCTTCCTCGAAGGCATGCCTGTAGTCCGTCGGTATGCGCTCGCACATGTCCCTGTCGTCTTCCGCGAGTTCCTCGTACTCGTCGTCCTCGAGTATCCGAGGTCTCCTGGACTCGTCCCCGCGGAACACCCAGAACCACCTCTCGGAGAACGTACCCTCCGGCTTCACCTCCCAGAGCTTCTTGTCGAACACGAATATCTTATCGTTGCGCCGGGCCTCCTCGATCTTCTTGTCGGTGAACTCCCCGGGATACTTCTTCGACGACACCAGGCAGAGCATCCCCGGTACGGTACCTCTCCGCATGAAGCGAGACTCACGACGACGCGAGATCGACCTGTAGAGCGCCAGTGCCTGGTCGTAGAAGCCATTCTCATCGCCGGCCTTAGACCGCTCGACCACGGCCATGTAGTTGCAGTTGTGCACGACTACGCCGTTGGCGACGTAGGTATGCGTACGCCGCGTCTCTATATTGTACACCTGCCTATGACCTAATTTTCTGACGAAAACAACTCGTGCTCGATCAAGACCGTGAACACCCGACTCCCCTCCTCGGCGAACCTCCTCGCAGCCTCTTAGGCCCCCGGATCTTTCGGTGCCGGCACAATGAACCTCTTGTCCTACTCGTAGGTCTCCCAGACCTACCCAACCCGTGCTCGTCAGTAACGGGTGACTGGCAGTACCTACGAGACGAGACCCGTTATCGAACTCTACCTCCAATACATCTTTGAGTCCCGTGTATCTACTCGCCTCGACACGATCACGAACTACCTGTCCGTCCTCTACGCCGTATACAGCGTCTCCGGCGACCAAGGAATCGATCCTCACCGGTCCCGCGGGGGTGGACACGAGCGAGTCACCCACCAGGCACTCGTCCATGACGCCCCCGAACACGTTCTTCCCTATAGCAGCACTAGGGTCGCCACTAAGAGGCTCCACTATGATTCTGCGCGGGAACTCCATACGAGACTCTAGACTGCGGTTGTACGGAAAATCCCGGCGGAAGAACGGCGAGTTGTCGATCATCGCCCGAAAACGGTCGTAGTCGACGGACTTGGACAGCTCCTTCTTCAGGTTCTGGAACACGAACTCGATCTCCGAGCTCGGCTGCAGGTCAAAGAACCCGTGCGGGTCGTCCATGCAGGCCAGCTCATACAGCGAGTACGCGGTGGCCAGCAGGGCCAGCGTCGTTTTTCCACTTCCGATACTGCCCGTCAGGACGGCCTCGACGTAATTGCCGAGACACAGCTCCTCCAGACTTTCCATGACGACAGGGTAGACCTCCCCCGTCATCGCCATCAGGTCGGTCGACTCGACGAAGGTCCGAGGGTCGACCGGCAACTCCCGATACCTTATGGACGACCTGGCCCTGCGTCGTAGTTGTACTATCGCGCCGCGCAGGTACTCCAGCCTGTCGTCGGAATCGGACACGGTCTTCGAGTACGCCCACACGACCCTCCCCGATCTGCCCATCCCAGAGAGTATCCTGCAGGCGGCCACCAGGGGGTGACAGACGTCACCCGTCATCGACCGTCTCACCCTCTATCACGCGGTAGAGCTCCTCCTGCTCCTCCGTCCAGTCGAAGTGAGTCTCCCGTCCGTCCGGACCGACCAGGGTCCCGGTCATGTGCTTCGGAGCCCGCGACATGATGCCTGTCTCCAGTTGCAGCCTGCCCAGCTCGACGAGCAGGTCCTTCAGGAAGCGCATCTCTTCCGTCACCATCTTGAGGAGCATACCTTGTGGACGCCCGGTCTTCCGCTCGTTCCTGGCGACGGCCTCGACGCGCTCCTTCTGCTCTACGACGAGTCTCTCTACCTCGTCTATCACGTTCAGGTTCTGCACGACGTGCGTCGTGGCCCGCTGTCTGTTCACTGCCAGGGCGCGCTCCGTGATCTCCTCGACCGTTCTCTTCCTAACGACGTTCCTGACGTACCGGAGCAGGTACCTGTGCAGGGTAGTTCTATTGACGCCCTGGACGAGGCCCCACTCCTCGTGGATCTTCTTGGCTACCTTGAGTGCGCTCACCCCGTCGCGCAGCAGTGCGTCGACCTCGTTCAGTTTATTCGGAGGCAACTCCAGGAGTTTGGACGGTATACCCTTGGCCACAGACCTACTCCGAGTCTGTCTCGGCATCCTCGACGTTCGCCCTCGTCGGGTGCCCGGAGAGGTTCTTCGGTAGCTTCACCTCGGGAGACTTCTCCACGAGCTTCTCGACGAGCTCGTCGAGGTAGCCCTGTGCAATTGACTGCAGCACCCCTCCCACGATGTCATCCATGAGCCTCCGGTGTTCTATGCAGAGATCGGCCACCTTGTCGAACGCCCTCATCGTGTCCTTCCGAGCCTCCACCCATACCGACCTGCGTCCTCCGTAGTCGAAGACCATAAACCCGTACGGCACGGTGTCTCCGTATTTGGAGAACAGCTCGTTCAGCACGCGAGACAGCCCGTCGATGGTCCTGATCTCCCTGGCGGCCTCCCTGAATTTTTCCCTCATGCCGGGGTCGTCGATCGACTTGGCCGTCTGGTCGATCAGCCTCTTGAACTCCTTCTCCTCGGCAAAGCCGAACGCCTCCTGCAGGACGTCGTCCGCATACTTGTCAGCCATCTGCTGATACAGATCGAAGAACGCGGCCGGGTCAAATTGACCCCTGATCACGTTGTGCCTGACCATCTGGAAACGCTCGGCCTCCTCGTCGAACTCCGGGTCGTCTATCACCGAGCACGGAACCTCCTCATAGTCGAGATACACCGCGGCGTCGTACCTGTGATGTCCGCCAACGATACGGTAGGTGCCGTCGTCGAGAGGCCTGACCAGGATCGGGTCCGTGAATCCCATGCGCTGGACGTTGTCGACCAGGAGGTCGAACTGCCTCCCGGTCATCTTGTTCGGGTTGTCGGGATTCGGGACCAACGCCGAGACCGGCAGGTCCTTACGCACCACCATGTCGATCCTCCTTGATTTGGTGACCACTATACCATCTCTTCACGTGCGCACCAAGTGCCCCACCTCCAGAGACGCGTCCTCATACCCGTAGTGCATCATCAAGGCTCGTCGGTATACGTTAAAATCAGACAGGAACGTCATAGTCTCTTTCATCCTGCTCTCTAAAGGTAGGCCCCTCGCCAACGTCTTCAGCTCTCCCGTATCACACACGTCCTCTATCCTACTCAGCATCCGTATCTCGTCGGGACCCTCCAACGCACACACTACATCGTTGTTCTTAAGAGAGGCAGGAACACAATCGACCATCTCCCTCTCGGTCCTGTCGACGAACTCCAATAGCTGGTTGACGAACCACATCGCATTCTTGTCCTCCAAGAGAGGTAAGAACACCTCCTGCTGCCATCGAAGGAACCTCTCGTACATTTCCGCGTAGTCGTCGATCATGGCCCTCACGACCGCGTACGCCTCCTCGACGCCACTCACGAAAAACGGGTAGTCCTCGCCGAGCATACCAACCGAATAAGTCGCTCTCTGCACGATCGCCGGCGTACCGCGAACCAGCGGCTCAAGGAGCGACAGCGTGTACCCATCATCACGCGCCATCACGAGGATCACGTCCACCTCCTCGCGCATGGTCCGCCAGAACTCCTCTCTCGGCAGGCGCATGAACTCGATACCGGAGAGTTCTATTCCCGTCCTCTTAGACACCCTCTTCGCCTGTGCCACTGCTGTTTTCGTGTTTGACGTACACACCATTCTGACGTGACCCCTGCCGCCTCGCACAATCCAGTGCCTCTCCATCACGGACAGGATGTCCTCGACGCGCCTGTGCACGAGCTCGAACCGCTGCGTGAACCCGACCGTGAACGGCTTCTCCATCCTGTCAGTCCTGGCCACCTGCTCGCCGGTCTTCGATTCTACACCGGATAATCGCACTGGGACCGCCCCGAGAGACTTGTGATCCAGCGATCTCACCGCCGTAGGGGTCAAGTAGTGTCTGGCGACCTGCAGAACCTGTTCACGCTCCCACGGGTTTATGAACAGGTTCAGATCGGACGCGGAATAACCTACCAGGTGCTGCAGGTCCTGAACCTCCGAGACAGCCTGGGCCACACATTCCTTGAAGCTCATCACAGGCATGTCGTCTATCACGACGATCTTCCGGAGTCCCCTATATCCCGATCCTCGTATACCCGTCAGGTTCACCCTGTAGTGCGGAACCAGCGGGACCCGGCATGTCAGCAGCAGGTCCGTGTCCCAGTACGGTCCGCCGAAGTAGACTATCTTCCTGATCTCGTCCGAAAACCTGTAGTACTCCTTCATGCGGTCGGTATACATCTCCACATACAGGTACTCGAGTCGGGGGTGACGGTATAGCCAGGTCTCGTCTACGTTCCACCTCCCACACCGTCCAGACCTCGGGAGTATAAATCTGATGTACACGTCCTCCCGCCTGTCCAGGATCTCCTTTGCCGCCTCCTGCATCTTGTAGCACATAACGCAGAACTGCGGTTCTGCAGTGACGATGGGATCGAAAACCATTTTCATGAGGCGCCTCTCTCGAACCCCACCATCTGCTCTACTGTCCTGTCTACCGGAGTCCGTGGCGCCCACCCGTACACGTCGACCAGCGGCCCGTTGTCGGTGACCCACCACGCGTGGTCTCCCATACGCACTCGATCGATGACCTCGTACTCGACACCTCTCCCGACCGCACTACCCACGAGGTCTATCGCCTCCAGTACCGACAAACTCGTCTCAAGCCCCCCACCGACGTTGTAGACGGACCCCGGCTCCACACCCACCTCGAGCATGGTGCACACCAGCTCGGCCAGATCAGCCGCGTGGAGGTTGTCGCGCACCTGCCTGCCGCCGTATCCCTCGACGACATAAGGCGTGCAGTTGACTGCACTACGCACCAGGTAGGCAAGAAACCCGTGTAGCCTAACCCCAGCGTGGCCTGGTCCCGTCAAGCACCCCGCCCTAAGACAGACGGTGGGCATCCCGAAGTACCGCCCGTACTCCTGTACGTAGAGGTCTCCCGCCAACTTAGAGACACCGAACAAACTGTGCATCGACCTGTCGACGTCGAGGTCCCCTACTCGGAACCCTCTCACAGACCACTCGGACGGCGTCAGTCTCGTATGTCTCACGTCGTAGTCTAGTCGGTTCGGTGCGTCGCCGTATACCTTGTTCGTACTCATGTACACGAGGGGTATATCGGTAGAGACCTGTCGTACGGCGTCCAACAGTAATAACGTAGCCCGCGCGTTAACGTCGAAGTCCACCGTCGGTATGCGCACTGCCTTGTCGTGCGACGGCTGCGCCGCGGCGTGTACGACCCCCGACAAGTTTGGGATCGACGAGACGACCTCTCGTACACATCCCTCGTCGCGCAGGTCGATGTCGATGTGTACATAGGAGTCCCCTAGCTCTCTCTTCAATCTCCTCACGCTCCGCCTCGTCGACGCGGCCTCTCCGAAGAACTCACCACGCATGTCGCAATCTATGCCATAGACACGACAGCCGGGAGACCGACGAGTCAGCTCCCTCGCGACGGCCGAACCCACCAACCCTGCGGACCCCGTGATCAGAAACGAAAGGTCACGCATCAGTGAGCTCGGCTCTGAAGAAGTCCACCGTCTTCGACAATCCCTCGGAGAGGCTCACCCTCGGCTCCCAGCCCAGTAGCGTACGAGCCCTCGATATGTCGGGTCGTCTTTGCCTCGGGTCGTCCTGGGGTAGACTACAGTACGCTATACTGACCCCTCCGAACATCTCCGACACGATATTTGCCAGCTCTCCCACAGCATACTCGTCGGGATTCCCGAGGTTCACAGGTCCGTATTTCCAGTCAACTTCTAACAGTCTAACGAGGCCGTCCACTAGGTCGTCAACGTAGCAGAGAGACCGCGTCTGACTGCCGTCGCCGTACACGGTGATAGGGCCTCCAGACAACGCCTGCGTGACGAAGTTAGACACCAGCCTCCCGTCCCGGGAGTGCATCATCGGACCGTAGGTGTTGAATATCCTAGGTACACGAACGTCGAGATTGCGGTCACGCATGTAGTCGAAGCACAGCGTCTCAGCCGCGCGCTTCCCCTCATCGTAGCAAGCCCGCGGGCCAACGGGATTCACGTTACCGCAGTACTCCTCAGTCTGCGGGTGCACCTCCGGGTCGCCGTACACTTCAGACGTACTCGCCTGCACGAACCGCGCCCCATAGAAGACAGCTACGTTCAGCAGATTGAACGTTCCCAAGACGGAGGTCCGCAGCGTGTACACGCGGTCCCTCTGATAGTGGATCGGACTCGCGGGACAGGCGAGGTTCCACACGACGTCTATACCTTCCCTCCGAGCGATCGGGGGTAGGTCCTCGATCAAGGTCCTCTCGTCTTCTTGGACGTCGCGATAGACGTGTTTGACGCCGTCCCCACAGAACGCACTTACCCTCTCCGTAGGCCAGCCTGTGAGACCGTTATCGACGATCACGACCTCGTCCCCTCGACCGAGTAGTCGACGCGTCAGGTGCACCCCTATGAACCCCGCACCTCCGGCTATCAAGTGTCTCATCTCTCCCCTCCTAGTAGGAATCCATTCAGTATAGCCTCTATCTCGTCGACATAGCGACCCATGCCGTAGCGCCCCCTCACGTAAGGTGCCGCCTCCTCGTAGTTCTGGCGAACCCAGATCATCGTGTCTAATAGCCGATCTCTAGGTACCGTGAACCTGTAACCGGGTAGTAGTCGCCGCACCCAGTCCCGGTCCTTGAAGATACCCACCACCCCGCTGAGTAAGAGCTCCAAGTAAAACAACCCAAACGACTCGAACGCAGATGTAGATAGAAACATCCCGTACCCCCGTAACGCGGCGGCGTATTCGTCTCGATCCATGAACACAGGTAGGACTTGGTATACCGACTCGTCGAGTCCGCTCCGCCCGAACATACTCTGCGACTGCCGCGTCATGTAGAAGTCAGTCCTCGCCACGAGACCTCGAGACGCGGCCCAGGCGTGATAGCGCGTCGTCAGGTCGTGGTGCTCCCGAACCCTCTTCTGGGGCTCACGGAACTGTGTATACGGCACAACCAGACGGTCGGGGTCGTTGTCTCCAGGAAAGAACTTGTCCTCCATGCCGTACTCCAACACGGAGGCACGCTGCTTGAACCTGCCGAACGTCTCCGCATTCAGGTACTCACCAGCCAGGGCGAGGACGTCTCCCAGCGACTTCTCAGTTGGAGAGACGTGCCTTACGGGGACGTCTCCATAGACGTCGCCGAAGAAGATCGACAAGTACCGGAGCCCGTTCGGCGCGTCCATGCCCTCCCAGTTGTCGATGGCGACGGACAGAAGTCCTGCAGGACGATATCGGGACTGATGAACCATCAGGTTTGCCACCCGCCGCTCCATGAAAGTCACGACCGGCTTCCCGTCGTCCTCGACATAATAGTCTTCCTTCGTGCTCTGCTTCATCGGACGCATCGTCACACTCCACCCGCGCCGCTCGAGCTCGACACGCAGAACACGCGCCAGGACGGCGGAACTTAGCTCCTCCATGCCGTAGTACACCAGGACGACCTCTCTTGCCTGCCCAGACATCATCGCCGCACGAAGTCATCTAATATGCTCTCAACACGGTCGACGTACGTACTCATGGCGTACCGTTCGCGCAGCATCGGGGCGACCTCCTCGAGAACGTATCTCCGCGCCTCCTCGTAGTTCTGGCGAACCCAGATCATCGTGTCTAATAATTCGCTCGTCGGGACGACGAACCTGTAGCCAGGGACCAGGCCGCTCGGCCAGCCGGTATCCTGAAATATCCCGACGACGCCACTCAGCAGAAGTTCGACGTAGTACATCCCGAACGACTCATAGGCCGACGTACACAGGAACATCCCGTATTGCCGAAGCCCGGTGGCCAGCTCTTGCCTGTCCGAGTAGCTCGGCTTGACCGTGTATACCGACTGGTCGATCGAACGCTTCTTGAGCTTCTTGGCAGCACCCTTGGTCGTCAGGAAGTCGGTCGACACATCGAGGCCTTGTTGTGCCGCCCAAGCGTGATACTTCGACGTGACCTCGTTGTGTCTCTTGATGTTCTTCTGCGTGTTGTCAGGCCAACTGTACGGCACAACCAGACGGTCGGGGTCGTTGTCTCCAGGAAAGAACTTGTCCTCCATGCCGTAGCCACATACACCTACCTGCGTCTGCATCGCCCGTATACAAGACGGTGCCAAATATCTCTTGGCGACGTGCATCATCCCGCGAAGCGCGTAGTCAGTAGGCGACAGATGTTGGACAGGAATCGTCCCGAACTTCGGCTTGACGAAGCAGGCGAGATATTGCAGAGCGTCCGGTAGGGGGATGTCCTCCCAGTTATCGATCTGTATGGATAAGACCCCCTTGGGTCGGTACACCTGCTGGTGTACGAGGAGCGACGACACCCCTCTCTCCATAAAGATCACAACCGGTAGCTGGTTGTCCTCGACGTAGAACTTCTTCTCCGTCGAGGTCATGTACCTGTGGACGACCTCCCACCCACGAGCCTCAAGCTCCTCCTTCAGTCTGCTCGATAGGGAAGTAGGGCTGATACGTTCCGTCTTGTAGTAGTATATAACGACTCTCTTACCATCTTCCGGCATACCCCATGATCCTCACCCGTGCTTCGTGTAGGTCAGGCAGCGCCTCCTTGACCAATGCCGTGACCTCGTCGAACGCCTCTGGTGGACAACCCGCACCCTTACATGTCATCGTCCGCATGGCCTCATCGTCGATGACGTCCCAATACGGATACACGAGTCGATTCCGACAGCGCGTCGCCTCGACCACGAAGACCGCGGTCCCGGCGACCTCAAACACCTTATCGTGCGGCATCAACTCGCTCAACCTTTTCTTCAGGTCAGCACGCATCTTCAGCCAGTATCCTATCGCGCGCTTCCCCTCTCCGCAGTGTCTGTCCAGTCCCTCGCTAGGGTACACCCCGATCTTCGGAGCCTGCCAGAACTCATCGTCTCTGAACTCGCCATCGCCAGCCAAAAACAGGTCGTTCACGAGAGGTAGGAATGCGGGCATTTGCGACCACTGAACCTTCAGACCCCAGTCGATCGTCTCCAACATCTGCTCCGGACAACCCCTCTTGGCGTAGGCCTCAAGCAGCCTCGTCTTTCCGTTTGAGGGAGATACCTTCGGACGCGACCTGCCGGTAGCCAGCAACCAGGCCGACATGAGCGCCTCGTCCATGTCGTCCGTCCTGGCGAGGAGCCGTACGAGAGAATCAGCGGACACCGAGTATAGCTTGCTGCGGAGGTCATTCCGGCTGACTGAGTGCTCCGCAAGAGTCCCCATCTCGCAGGAGTTCCGGTCCTTCGGAGACCGACACATCTGCTCGACCAGGTAACACAGAGTCTTCGTCGCGTCCCCGTTCCCCCACATCCGTCGTCGATTCATAGAAGCCCAGAAGTACTGGCGACACAGTTCCAGATTCCCTACGCCTATGTCCTCGACGACGACCACACCAAGACGCCTCCACGCGTAGTTAGGGTCGAACGTACACAGTCCCTCGACGAGATCGAGCGCTGTATCCACGTCGCCTCGTCGAATAGCCTTCTGCATAGAAGAAGACACCAACCATTTCTTACCTCCGTCTCGCAAGACTGTTCTACGCGGCTTATAATCATATAACTCGACCGCGGACTGTAACTTTTCTGCTACGTCCTCCCCTATAATCCCTGTCATCTGCATTTACATGCCTCCTTGCGTTATACTTCATTATACTTATTAACCCACAACAGTACAATAGTTATAAATGCCTCTCTGGGCTACTGACGCCCCTCCGGCTGAAGTAGCGCAGGCGGTACTTATCCTCTATGGACCTCGACCCGAGCAGTCTGTTGCACTCCTCGTGGCACAGCGTGACGTTCCTCAGTCTATTGTCACCCCCGTTGGCCATGGGGTCGAGGTGCTCGAACGTCACGTCGGCCCCGGTCATCCTACTCCCGCACAGCCAGCAGCGACCTCCGTCACGCATGTACAGGAACGTACGCAGACGACCCCTCCTTCTGCCACTCTTGGGCATGCACCCACCGACGAAGAAGTACGACTCGACGTCGCTCGCGTCTATCGTCTTACAGTACCAGTCGTAGGTCCGTATCACCCTGGCCGGCCACTTGGTCAGACCGTGTTTGTCGAAGTACACCACGAACACGCCCCCCTTGCCCCTGACCCTGAGGGCCTCCCACTCGCTCGTGGGGTCCATCACGACAGCTCCGTGACCCCTCGCCCACCTCTCGAACCCGAGCATGTCCACCGAACCGAGGTAGGGTCCACTCTCGTATCTCATCCTAGTGCTCCGTGCCTGACCTCCACCTCGTACCCCCTGGTGCGGAGCTCATGCGCGAGCAACTCCACGACAGCCACGCTGCGGTGGACGCCGCCGTAGCACCCGAGGGCGACGAACTCTCCGTCATCTACGCGGTCGACCAGGTCGGCGACCATCTGCGCCCCGCCGGAGTTCGCGACGAACTCCTGCACCCTCGGGTCTCTCCCGTCGAGGTCTCTCATGCCGGATACGAAGTGCGGGTTGGGCAGGTGACGGCAGTCGACAACGCGCCTGATCACGGCAGCCTGCGGCGCACCGTCGCGGTACGCGAACGACAACAGCCTGATCATCGCTGGGCCTCCATCTCTCGTACCGTCTCAACGAGTCTCACGTAGTCGACGAGACCGACGACAGGATCCAAGGTGTCCTCCTCGTCGCCGGGCTGACCATACTGCAGCACATTAGTCAGCAGATCTAACCGGTACAGCCACTCGATGTCTCCGTGCTGCCCCGTGGTCGGTTCGACCGACCCTATCTTCCAGCTCAAAGCCGTACTGCACTCTGCCTTCCTCCGGTAGTAGTCGAGCAGAGTGACCTGCGGGAGCCCAAACATCCAGGCGTGGTCCTGCATCCCGAGCAGGACCATCCAGCCACCGGCCTGGACCGTGTTACGCCGTATCTGTCCCTCCTCGACCATCTTCATGAACCTGAGGATGAGGGGGAGCGTCCCCTCCGGGTAGCCGTCACTGTGCTTGTAGAACCACATCTTCCCTCTGTAAGACTGGTCGTACAGTACTATGTTCGCCCTGGTGCTCACGTCTCGCTCTCCCCTGGAAACAGTTTCTCGAAGTCGGCGGGCCTCACGTAGCAACGGCCACTCCGTATGATCTGCGAGGCCAGAGGCTCGTTCAGGGCCTCCGCCACGAAGTATGGAGCCACCACCCGGTAGCGACCCGTCGGGGCCATGCCCCGGTCGAACGACGGCCTACACAGCACCTCCGGCAGGTCCATCTCGAAAAACACGACGCCCTGACTGAACTGACCCTCGCAGGTCGCGCAGGGTCGGTAATCGTAGACCCTGTATGCGAGACCGTCATCGTCGCCCTTAGGACTACCACACCAGAAGCAGGCCTCCACCACGTCACTCATACTCCTTCTCCTCGATCTCGTTCTCCAACCCGCGACTCTCGAACAACCACCGCGGTCCAATGGCGACGCACTCTCCGTTTACGGTGACCAGTTTCTTCGGCAGGAAGTACATCACACCCTTCAGCTCGAACTTCCACGACTTACCAGTGCTCGTGTCACCCAGACACGCGTCGAACGACACCTGCACGACGTCTCTTTCGAACTTCCCACCGGTACTCTCGGCGTCCCCGACCGGCGGCTGGTCGAGCAGTACCTCGAGGTCGAACCCGGCTCTCTCGAGCTGCTTCCTGTACTTCCAAAGCAAGCCGTTCTTGCCGTCCCTGTTCTCGACCCTCTGTATGCCCCTCAGTTGTCCGGGCGACAGGCGACCGTACTTGATCACCGCGTTCGCCAGCGAGTGCCCGAACTCTGCGTCCCACTTCGAGAACCCCTGTTCGTCCCAGGACTTCGCCCCGTCGCACTTCCCCGCTAGGAACAGGACGGCGTTCTCACAAGTCTGTTTCTTCAGCTCCATCTTACCCTCCTTGGTAGTAGATGTGTGCGTACTAGACTATCTTGTGTTCCCTACACAGTCAAGCCTGTAGGGGCGTGCAGTCAACTGCACGCCTCCGCCTCGAACACGTCGGCCGGCCTCGCCAGCTCGACCCTGCAGCGCGTCACCAAATCGGCCCAAGCCTCCTCGAATGTCAGGTCGTACACCCCGTAAAACCGACCACCTCCGTCGCGGGCCTCCCAGTGCGTGCTGAACCTGTTCTCGACCGGCGACCCGTCGTCCAGTCTCTCGACGAGGACCACGTCGAACGGGCGCGTCGCCCTCTGCTTCGGCAGGCTCATGCGAGCCACCACCCTCTCCGTACCGTACGTCATGTCAGCTCCTCCGTCCACTCGGGAAACAGCCTTATGTCTCCCGACTCCAGGGGTACGAGCAGCTCGTCGTCTCACTCCATCCCGCTCATCCGGAATACCTCTTCCAGCGCCAGGCCGTTCCACTGCGCGACCTCCATTACCTCCTCGGGGGTCACGCCGCCGCGGTGCGACCCAAGCAGCAAAAGCTCGTCTCTGGCCGCCGTACCAGGGTTCGCGCTCATGTCCACACCTAGTCGGCCGGGAGGAGCATGACACCCGACTTCGAGAACCGTACCCCACCGTAGTCTTGGATATACTGCTTCATACTGGCAACGCTCTCTCCCGGCGCGTATATCTTCAGCGCCTCCTCAAGAGGAAGCTGCCCGACCAGCTTGTCGGTACCGTCTGAACTGTCCCTGTATATCTCTACGATCATCCTACCCTCCTTGGCTCTGGGATGTGTGTTTGTGTTCATAGTCTTAACATAGGAGGTAGGATGTAGTTTGTCAAGTAGGCGGGTAAAAAATTTTACTCCCTAAGCATGGCCTCCAGCTCGTAGCCCAGTACGTAGAGACACCTCTCGATCGCCTCCACAGTACCCGGTGACTCACCGGCCTCTATCCTGCGTATCGTGGAGCGGCCGACACCGGCCGCGGCGGCGAGGTCTCGTTGCGTGTAACCTCGCTCCGTCCTGATCTCTCGGAGTATCCTGCCCCACGCGGTAGCGTTCACGCCCATACCACGGTACCCCGCACTGTCCGAGGCGAGGTTACACAGGTCTGTTACGGGACTCAAGCGTTACCTCTCGCCCCGTCGTACAGGTAGGACACCCTGTTCTCCACGAAGCCGAGTCTCTCGAGTACGGTGACCAGCGTCTCGTCAAGGGCGTGCGCGTCAGCGGTGACCTGCTCCCCGACGGCCTCCGCCATCTGCACGACGGCGTCTACCATGAGAGTGGCTACCCCCGTCCTGCGGGACGACGGCTCCACATAGAGCAGGTCAACGTGCGTGTACCAACCAGATCTCCTGTACGCTAGAACACCCACCACGTGGTCGTCCTCGGACAGCACGTAGCAGGCGGAGTGTTCCGGCGTCACCCGGAATCCCCTCATCCCGTCCTCGCGCCCGTCCTGCACCGCCATGTTATACCCCTCGACGGCCAGTGCCCACGCGCGACTCGTCCCTACGTGCTCGGTATGTCTGAGGTCACGTCTCGTCACTTCTCTCTCCCACGCCTAAGTAGTCTCTCCAGTGGACCCACCCCCTCGAGGTCCAGAACCCCCAGTCTCGGACCTTCGGTCCGGTCAAGAACAGGGTCCTCGGTATGTCCCGCGACGACGGGACCAGCTCCAGTCTGTGCGTGAACGTAGCTGGTCGGTAGACGAGCCTCCCAGGCTGAATCACCCTCGTCTCGTACTTACCCCTACGTACGTATATCTCCTTGAGGACCCCGGTCAGCATCAGCGACAGCGACGCCCAGGGATGGTCGTGCAGCGCCCTGTCGAGGTCCGAGCCGACGTACTCGTGTACGTACAGGTTGCTCCACCCCACTCCCTTGGCCCTGCGCCACAGGTGCCAGCGTCGGAGGTACGCCTCCCCCGTCTCCGGGTTCGGGATGCACTCATCCGGCTCCCTGGAACGGACGGTCCCGCTCAGTACGAACTCTCTGATAGTATCCAACACGTGTACCCTCCCTGGTAGTCTACGTGCTCTAGTCTAGGCTAGGTCAGGTCGGTTGTACAGCCTGATACGTCACGCGGCCTCCACAGTCCTATCTATCACTACCTCCCCTATCGCCACAGGCACCTCGGCGTCGGACGCGTCGACGGCCACGAGCACGTGCCTGTAGGTCCCCTCCAGACCCTCTGTGTCTGCAGGCTCCAGGGTCACCCTGGCGGTCGCCTGCGACCCGTCGTCGGTAACGACGATCCCCGCAGTCTGACTCTTGGTCACAGTAGGTACCTTCGAGAACACGCCACTGCTGAGACGGGGAGCGAGACGCCACTCGAAGGACAGCCCCGTCGTGTCGAGCGACGGCTGCGACCCGTCTGCCAGGGGGGGCGCGTCGTCGTCGAGCAGGTCGAAGACGATCTCCCTCGGGGTACCCGCGAAGAACCTGTCATCCTGGTGCCGCCGTACCATCACACACCGTTCTGGGTGTGGTTGACGAAGAACTTCAGGGTGTCGTTACTGGTCTTCGAGAACGAGCTGAGGTCAAAACCAGTCAGGAGCGGATCCCCTGACGCCCCGCCGAACGTGGCCGCGGCGATGGACACGGTCCCCGCCACGATAGCCGAGCTACTGAAGTCGGCCTTCGAGTAAGAAAACCGCCAGCTCACCACGTCAACTCCCGAGCCGTCGTTGTCTGTGTCGTCGTCGTTCGTCTTGGGATACCCTGCGTCTGCGGCCTTCTCGGACCCCGCGATCACGCTGGCCAGGTTGTCTGCAGTCGACCCCTTGGCGGGGTGTCCGGCGTCCCAGGCACCCTCGGACAGGTAGAGGCTCGTGAACGCGTTCGTCACGGCCTCCTCCGCCATGCGCTGGGCGTAGTACTGGTCTCCGGCGTCGGTCACGATGTTACTCGCCGCGACCAGTCTCCGGCCCTCGGGTCCGACCAATACCGCCAACACGTTCCGGTGTCGAGACACGAGCACGTCGTGCCGGGTCAACCAGAGTCCAACACGACTGCGGTACACCCGCTCGCCCAGGCCGTCAATGACGTCTCTTATCAACATGTCCGTCTCCTCTCCTCACGACGGAGACCAGGCTCTCCTCCGTCTGCACCACCGAGTTCGTAGGTGCCGAGCCACCCCTGCCCCGTCTCGCGAGGTAACCCACGACCGCCAGTGACACCACGCTCACTATAGCAGTCCCGCCCACGACTATGAACAACCACACAGTCATCTCGACCCCGTCAGGCTCCGGATCAGGTCCCGCGCCGCGGTCCTCAGGGCTCGGACAGACCGTGATGCAGTCAACTGCACACGCGCCACGACCACGCCGAAGGCACCCTTCGCGAAGGACTCTACCACCTCCAGGCCCTCGTTTACCAGTACCATGAGACCTCGGACGAACAGAATCCCCTCCTGCGTCCTGAGTTCCTCCTCCAGTAGACGGACGAGTACGGACGCACGAGTCAGTGCCTCGGACACCTCCGAATCCTCGTCCACGGCCCAGAGCAGGTCGCGCCTCGACGTCAGGTCCTCGAGCGTCGCAAGCTCCTCAACCAGCCTCCTCGTGAGTACCCTCGTCCTGCGCGTGTTCTCGAGGGTCTGCAGGGTCTCCGCCAGCGCCCGCACGAGACCAACCACGCCCGCGGTACCCTCGGCCGTCTGCAGAGCCTCCTGTACGGCCTGCGTGACCCCTATCGCTCGAGACGAGGACTCGCCGGTCTCGACAATCTCCTGTATTCCGGTCGTCACACCCCTAGCAAGGTCCGTACCCTCAGAAACGTTCGTGAACTCGTCCCGCCTCCGCGTCAAGTCGCGCAGGTTACTCGACGTCTCGGTGGTCCACACCTCCTCAAGCAAGCTCCTCGTCAGGGCTCGAGTACGTGTCGCGTCCTCGACGACCTCTACTAACTCTCCCACGACTCGAGCCAACGTACGAGACCTACCCGGCGACTCAGTCGTGTCCAAGATCTCAGCAACGCTCCTCAGCAATACCGACGACGTAGCCAGAGCCTCTACGGACTCCATCGACTCTACCAGACTCCTCACGACGCCTCTCACGACGTCCCTCATCTCCTGTGTCTCAACAGTCTCCAGCATGGAACGAACTATCCCTGCGGTCGACTGCAGCCCTTCGGACGTATTCAGCGCCTCTGCCTCACGTCGAACGAGCTCCCGGAACACCGCGCTCTGCTCCTGTGTCTCGACAGACTCCCCGTGTACGCGAACGAGGGCATCACCTCCCCCCACATCCTCCACCGCCCCCGCAGTCGCGAAGCTGGTCGGGTCGGACTGGTTGTTGAATTCAGTAGTGATCCAGTCGGCCGAGATTGTGCCTGCGCGTAACCGCCAACCAAACATCTCCCACAAATCGCCGCCATTGAACGCGGAATCCAGCATCTTCGCACCGAGACCCATGTCGTTTGTATGTGCATGTGGGTTCGTCGATACCGTAACAGTCCCGCGCGACGCGGCATCATCAAAGAATTCCGCGTTACCAGCGGAATCAACAACAACTCCAAGCCGTCGCCATCGTGTATTTAAGTCAGTTATGTCGTTTCTTTGTGGTGCATCGTTAGCCGCAATACCGAACCAAATTAGCCGCCCTTCTTCGCCTGTGGTTTCTGCAAAACCCCACCCCTCATTAGCCGAATTTCGTTTCCAGAAAAAATTTCTCAAGTCTACGCCCCCACCGTCACTCGTCAGCAGCCAACCGAACGCCGACATCGGCACCTGGGCTCTAATCGCTGGGGAATCAACGACTCTATAGACGTCATCGACGCCGTCGAAATCAGTTGCTGTATTACCATACACACCATTTGATGACGCCGGCGACCCTAGCGCCATGATTGACTGTTTCCCCGCAGAGTCAACCACATTGGCCGGATCGCCATGAAACACGAGTTCGTAATCCGCCCACACCGCATTGCGCCCGAGCGGGTCGGTGACGGCGGGCTGGGAGTCCGTGCCCGCTGTGTTCCACCAGACATAGACGATCGTGTCGTTGTCCTGGGAGAGGCTCGGGATCAGAACCCAGATCTCGGCGGAGCCGTTAGCCGGGTCGGGATCGGTGACGAAGCTGACGACTTCGAGCGGGATCGCATTCGTCCCGGCCTCGTCGGAGGTGAAACGGATATCCCCACCGCCGTTCTGGGCCGGGCTCGCCCCGTCGGAGTCGAACATCTCCGAAGGCAGATTAGCCGCGGTGATCAGCGCGGGGAAATTAGTCAGAGTTCCGCTTGATCCGCCGATCTTGGTATGATCGACGGTGACGGAGGCTTTCTTGTTATGCGTGAGTCCGCCGGCCATAACGTGACTCCTAGAGGTTAATTACCTCGTCGAGTCGTGCCAGCGGTCCATTGGTGATCGCATCGCGCACCTGCTGCGCGCGCGCTTTGACCAGATCGAGCGTCTCGGCCTTGTGAATCCCGTCCTTGTCCGCCACAGACTGCTGGATGGTCTGTCCGCCGACGAGCGCGCGGTCGGCCATCGCCTGGAGCTGCGAAACGAGTTGCCGTGCACGCTGGTCGAGATCACGGATTTCATCCGCCGTGTCGCGAAGTCGTTGAAGCCGTTCGATTTCCGTAGTCATGACCTGTTGTTCCTTCTGGGCTTTGCTCAATGCTAGCTATAGTTCCTTCGGTAAAAACGCATGCCGAAGCGATATAGGTGCGTTCGCCGCCCCCCGGCGCTCGATCGCGTCTCTCAGCTTGCGATAGTCCTCACGCGCGCCAGGGATATCGACATGCGTCGCTGCCGCGATCGCGCCTAAAGTCGCCTTCGCGCGTCGAGTCCTGACATGTCTTGCCCCCCAATCCTCGGGCGGGAAGTCGTCGGTGGCGAAGTCGCCAGCGCCCCGCAGTTCCAGATTCGCCCGGATAATATCGGGCCAATTGTCGTGCCAGTCCGACGGCGCCGGGCCGAGTTC